GTGCCGCGCCCGCCGGCGCTGGGTCATACCCCACCCGGTCACTCGACTTACTTGACTGGGCCGCATGACCATGCGAGCTAACGCATGACGATGCATCGAATGCGTGTTCGATCTGCCAGCGCTCCAGGTCACGAGCTGAATGGCAAACATGAGGAGAGCCTCACGTTACACGTCTGGCCGGCACCGAGCCGATCGGCAGACATGAGGTCAGCCTCATGTGTCACGCTCACCTGGAGAATGTGACGCGGCTCACACCTCTATAGGCTTGTGCACTGTAGACCCGACGTGCAATGATTCTCATGTCAGGCCGAAGGGGAACCGGAAGCCAGACACCGAACCGAATCGCTCACGGTCTACAGTTGACATCAGGCCGAAGGTGTGCAAGGATCGGGGTACCGAATCAACAGCACGTGCAAGCATCCGCCTAAGCGGCTCTGCCCGAGACATGCGAGATTCACAGTGTGACCCGAGCCGAATACGCCGAAAGTCTACAGTTGACAAACAGGCCGAAAGGCGATAGGCTCGGAGAGCAGAACAACTGAATAGCAGCACGGGGCTAGCCCGTGCGACACGAACCCACTGTCCGTGATTGGCGCGCAAGCGTAGGGCAACTGGGGGAGGCGTGAGGTAGCACAATCACCGCGCCTGAAGGTGTCCTGAATAGAGCAGTCTCTCCCTATGCGTGGGGCTGGTCGAAAGGGGTAGCGCTGGAGGGACCGGGGCTCCCGTCGATAACCGGCCACCTTGACTAGGGACGTGTGCGTACCCATGCCGATCATCTGCATTGATCGGACGGGCAAGCGAGCATAGGACGTGAGTGCGTGTCCTGAGGTTTCGGGCTCTTGAGTTTCTCAAGAGTTCGGAGTTAACGGAAAGTTGCTAGTCAGGGTGGATGGTTGAGCCGGATGTCTTTCGACACGGGAGGACTTCACCAACGAAGTTGGGCAGGATCTCAGGGACTGCCGTGTCGGACACGAGAGGCGAGGGATGAGTCCTGATCCCGCTTGTAACCAGTGTCCAGTTGTTTGAGTCCGTAGGACTTGCCTTGCTCCTCTCCGGTGTGAATCGGAGAGGGGTTCGGTTGGTGCATCGGACACCGATCCAGGAGGAGAGTCATGGCTAAGGTCTATCGCGAGAGCGACAAGCCGAAGATGGTCACGAGCGACCGCGTAGCGGCCGGCTGGAAGTCGCACAGGTGGGCTACGTCGGGTGAGGTTCACCCTGTCCAGGTCCGCACGATGTCGAAGAACGCACGTCGCAAGATGGTGCGTTATGCCTGAGCTCACTGGTCCGTACTCGGGTCGATTCCTGAGTTTGGACAACTGCCCGCTATGGCGGCAGGACTACGACGACGAGCCGGCCATGCCGGACTACTACGGCCAGACCCGTGCACTCGCTGAGGACTTGGGCGGCACGCTGATCGACCTCGCCGGGGGGTGCGTGGGTGTGGTCCAGGAGCTTGGTGACGGACGCATCAAGGTGACCGCCCTGTCTCCTGACGACGGTTGCGAGACCATCGCGACGTGGACCGAGGGTCCTGACGGCGAGCAGGAGAGTGAGCCGATCGTTTCGGAGTTCACCCCGTACGGATCGAAGTAGGGGGTTGCGTTATCGGTCTAGGGTGTGTACTGTAGACCTCGTAAGGACGGGACGCCTAGGAGGGCGAGATGGACCTGATTGGCAAGCGAGTCGAGATCCCGGCTCACACGGATTATTGGATGATGGGCGATCGCTTCGGTGAGATCACCAAGGTCGTCGAGAACAGTGCCGGCGTTTACATTGCAACTGTAGACATGGACCGGAGTGGCAAGCGTCGTCGGTTCCGTGCCGACGCCCTGACTTTCATCGAGACGGGAGTCTGACCATGACGAACGAGGATCTGAAGCGACAGGTCGAGCACATCGCCAACGAGCTGAGTGGGGGAGTCGACGGGTCGGAGTGGGCCTATGAGTGGCACGAGTCCAACTGCCGGCTCTACGACGCGGACGGCGAGGAGACGCTGAGCGAGCACCTGGAGTGGTGCGACGAGCGTCCCAGCGTGGCTGACTGGATGGAGGACGTGCTCGACATCGAGTACATCGTCAACTCCCGACGCGAGTACATCGGGGCGCGGGTGCTCGTCGGGTTCGGCGGTCCGAACCTGTGGATCAACACGCGGACCAGCACCGTGGAGGGCTACTGGTGGGGCGCGTACGAGGAGCAGCGCTACACCGACAACCTCGGCCTGGACGACTGGCTTGAGGAGTATTGGGACCTCGGCTGAGCTCTTGCGTGAGGGCTACGTGTGAAGCGTAGACCTCGCGCTGGATAGCAGCCTGCTACCACCACCACTGACCTAGGAGGGTCTGTCATGGCGAAGTACGTCACCCACAAGCGTTCCAACGAGGGCAAGCGCGAGACGCTGCGTCGTCGCGAGATCCGCCGCGTGAAGTACGGGAAGTGACTGACATGAGCGTGAGCCTGAAGAAGGACAACCTTTGCGAGCACGGTCGACTGATCGACAACGACGGCACCGTGTCCTGCATGGACTGCGACTGGTGCACCACCTGCGAGCAGGTGACCTCGTGGGAATCCGAGCGTTGCAGCGGGTGCGACCGAGCGTGGGGCGATCCCGACCTCGTGACCGTCAACCTGGACGACCCGTGGGCCTTCATCACGGGACGTGTGTACGCCTACCAGGGCTGGAGTGCCGAGCAGGTCGAGGCCGGCGACACTTTGCGGGGGATCGACCTTCAGGCAATGAGCAACGCCGAGCACGTCACCCGGTACAACGACGAGTACCCGATCTTCGTCGAGATCCCCGGTGCGTACATCGACGGCATCCACGACGACCTCATGGGCCGCTCGAACTTCGAGCGACTGGAGGAGGATTACGGCGACTACCTCTACCGGGCATCGTGGACGTACTCCGACCACCTGCTCGTCCGCGTCGGGGAGCGGATTCCCGAGACGCTGATGAACGCGATCCTCGGCTTCAACGACTACCCGCTCTACGACGAGGAGGACTACTCCCGACGTGAGTGGGAGGCGTACGAGTCCTGCCTCGACGAGGCGATCGACCACGCTCGGCGGGTCTATGAGATGGACAACGACGAGCTCACCGAGGACCAGTTCGAGGCCGCTCGGGTGTCTGTCCAGGAGCACGTCTCCAACGCCGGCCAGTGGTGCCGTGACGAGGATGTCGACTGGGACGAGGTGGCCGGCCTGTTCCGTGACGCGATCGGCGTCGACGAGTGAACGCCGATCACATCGTCGCGCTGAGCGGCATCACCATCATTCTTGCCCTTGCCGTCCGGCACGGGTTCAAGCAACACACAACTGAATACGAAGGAGAGTGACTGATGAACACACGCAAGTTCGCGACCATCGCCCTCGGCATCGTGATGATGCTGGGCATCACCCTCGGGACGACCGGCACCGCTCAGGCGGGGGAGTGGCACCACCACCCGGTCAACTACGCGGGGAGCATCCACCATCGAGGCTTCCCTCCCTGCCTGGAGGAGGACGGCTCGACCCAGTGGTCCTGCGTCTGGAACGGCCACGCGGCCGGCAACGGCATCGGACGATCCTTCATCGTCACCCACAACCGGATGGGTCACCACGCCCGGTACCACTACATCCGGTCCCACAGAGCAGCTCACCTGATCCGTGTGTGGATGCACCATCACTGTGAGCGCGCCCAGCGAAAGGTCTACCTCTGCGAGGGGTGGCGCGTGATGCACCACCACAAGCGGATGGTGGGACCGTTCCCGGCACACACGCCGATCTCGGATCACACGTACCCGCCGATGATCCGCTGACTTCAGCAGCCTAGGAGCAAGGTGCGAGGGGTTCGCCCCTGCGGTTCGAGTCCGCACCTAGGCACTGGCACCCGAGCTTGGGGAAGATCGGGTGCCGCTAACTCTACAGTTGACATATGGTGTGAACTGGAGATACCGTTACGGCAACGCAACGCCGACGAAGGGAGTTCGGAATGACCGTCAAGACTCGCAGCATCACCACCACCGCCCACTACATCGAGGTGGACGGGATCGGCTACCCGACGACGTTCGAGGCCGCTGAGTACATCGACGCTCGTGTGGACATGGAGGGCCGGCACAACGCCGAGGGAACCCTGGTCACGATCGTCTACGCGGCCCGCGACGAGTGCTCCGACAACCCCCGCGACCACTTCGACCCCTGCGGCACGATGGTCCGCGTCCGTGACGGCTACAACGGCATCGACATCGACGTGCCGGACTCCGACATCGCCGCCGCGCTCGAAGTCGCCCAGGATCTGATCGACTACTTCAAGCGTGCCGAAACCGAGATCTTCTACGTCGTGAAGTGCGGATGCGCCTGGAGCGGCCATGCCCTTGACGAGGTCGAGACCGGCGAGTGCGCCTACCCGTATGAGGCCCTGATCGTCGGAGGCGAGGACTCCACATTCCCGGACGGCTCAACCCTTGGGAAGGAGTTCGGCGCTGGCGGGGACCACGACCTTGACCTCGAAGGCGTCGCCGCCATGTTCATGAAGTGGAAGCGGGATCACTGGTCGGATGCCTACGACCTGACGCGGGCCTACGTCGGCGAGACTCGTCCGGACATCACCGGCTTCATGCGGTGGGACATCAGCGGCTACTCCCAGAGCGACTGGGCCGAGGGCTATATCTACACGACTCGTGACGACCTCGGTGACCCGATCGCCGCGCTCAAGGCCGAGGTGCGCGAGTACGACGCATGGGCCAAGGGCGACGTGTACGTGATCGCCAAGGAGACCTACCGGCTCCTGCCGGACGGCGAGGTCGAGCACATCGACTACGAGTGCGTGGGTGGCTACTACGGAGACGACGAGACGGCTCGTCTGATCCAGACGGGAGACGTGTTCTGATGAACCGCCCGACCCTGACCGAGATCTTCCGGCTCCAGAACCCCTTCAGTGCCGCAGAGCTCTCCGACGAGGAGATCCTGGAGTACGTCGAGCACCACTCCGGTGGCCTGATCGTGCTCGGTGCTCCGAGTGAGCGCGGCTACGCCAAGATGCACGACTCGTGGGGTCCTGGTGCCCCTGACGAGCCGGGGAACATCGTGGTCCACGACTACGACCCTGACCGCGTGTACGACGGTCCCGAGGGCTCGATCTCCTTTACCGAGGACGGCATCCCCGGCGAGATCTGGCCGGACGGCACGGTCTGGTACTTCGGCTCCGGTCGGGATGCCTACCAGCACTTCCTCAAGACGATCGGAGACGACTGATGGGGCTCAAGACGGGCCGGATCTACAAGGTCATCGACCTTTCGGAGACGACCGGCAATCGGACGGCCTACGCGGTGTCTCCCGACACCGAGGGTGCGTACTGGTACGACTCGCTCGCGATCGCCAAGGACGAGCACGGCGATCTCCCCGTGGTCGAGGTCGACCGGGACTACTTCGACGCACTCAGGGAGGACTGACATGGCCCGCATGACCTACCTGTTCCAGCCGACGCTCTACGTCTTCCAGGGCGACGACGGCGAGTGGGTGGCTCAGTTCGAGTGGGGCGACTCGTACACCGAGGCGTACCACGACGAGGACGTGAACAAGCAGCCCGAGGCCGGCGAGGTGGAGCAGGTGTGCGCCATGGTCGACGACTGGATCGCCTACGAGAGCCTCAAGAACCCCTTCCGCATCCCAACCCGACCCGAGGAGCACTGACATGGCACGCAAGGTCATCATCACCCTGCCCGACGACGAGTACATCGAGGCCGACTCGCGCTACGTCCGCAACGTCGCCACACAGATCGGACTCGGCTTCCTGTCGGGCCACCTAGATGCCGAGCACCACTGGACGATCGAGAAGGGAGTCTGACATGGCCCGTCAGACCATCGAGGCCGAGCAGGCTCAGGAGGGGGACTCGATCCCCGGCCTGGACAACGCCTACGTCATCGACGTGGAGACCACCGAGCTACGGGCATTCAGTGGCACGTACAACGTGTCGCTCGGCGTGATGACTGCCATCACCTTCAACGACCGCTACGGCAACGAGGGCTACCTCCTTGTCGAGCCCGACCACCCGCTCGTCGTTGAGCGTGTGTGAACCGTAGATCACGAGAGGACTACATGAGCAACACGAAAGCGATCGTCCTGTTCTCGGGGCCGGGAGGCACCACGCAGGGCATCAAGGATGCTGGCATCGAGGAGGTCGTCGGCATCGAGTTCGAGGAGACCGCCGTCGAGACGGCGCGAGCGGCAGGGCATTACGTCGTCCATGCGGACGTGCGAGAGCTCGACCCCCGCACGGTCTACGACGAGCTCCTGAACTGCAACGACGACGAGTTCTTCCGTCTCCTGGCCCAGATGTCGCCGCCCTGTCAGGGGCTGAGCATGGCTGGGAAGGGGAAGGGTCGCGACGACCTGGAGTTCCTGCTGAACGCCGTGCAGGCGCTCTCGCACACCGCCGGCCTCGCTGAGACGTTCGGTCAGGCTCGGGAGATGATCCCGATGCTGATGGAGACGCTCGTGGCCGACTGCTCGGACGAGCGCTCGCCGCTCACGTTCGAGGTCATGCGCTGGATCTTCGACCTGTCGCCCGACTACATCATGCTGGAGCAGGTGCCTGCCGCTCTCCCGATCTGGGAGGCGATCGCTGAGGTGCTGGAGTCGTGGGGCTACGCGGTGTGGACAGGGAACGTGCAGGCCGAGCAGTACGGCGTGCCGCAGACCCGCAAGCGCGCCATCCTCATGGCGACCCTCCACCGCACCGAGCTGGCCGGCCCAGTGCCGACGCACTCGAAGTACCACAACCGCACGCCCGACCGCCTGGACGAGGGTGTCCAGAAGTGGGTCAGCATGGCCGAGGCACTGGACTGGGGGATGACCCACCGCCCGTACCCGACCATCGCACCCGGCACTGGCGTCGGTGGTCCCGACTCGCTGGCCGTGGGCGGCTCCGGTGCTCGCAAGACGATCTACGCCGAGCACGCCGAGGGTCGCTGGGTCGAGCATCCCGACTACGTGGAGACCGGCCAGCAGTGGTACGACATCGGGGGAGTGCTCATCAAGCAGACCCGCTCGATCGAGGACCCCGCTCCGACCGTCACCGGCAACACGAAGGCGTGGAAGGTCCATACCCACATGGGTGACGTGGCCCAGTCGAACGGCACCGTGCGCCCCGTGGACGCTCCCGCTCCGACGCTCACCGCGTCGATGGACAACGGCAACTTCCGCTGGGTCGACCGTGAGGCTCTGGTCAAGGAGGTCGAGCCTCGCGTCAACAACCAGTCGGGCACCGAGTTCGACCTGACGTGGCCTGCCGATCGCCCCGCCCCTGTCATCGCAGGGCGCGATCTGGTCACCATGCCGGGTGCGAACGCCAACCGCTTCAACGGCTCGACCAAGAGCCGCAACGACGGCATCCGCGTGACCGTCGAGGAGGCAGGCGTCCTCCAGTCGTTCCCCGCCACCTACCCGTGGAAAGGCACGAAGACGAAGAAGTTCCAGCAGGTCGGCAACGCCGTACCGCCCCTGCTTCAGTGCAAGTTGACCCAGCACCTTCTCGGTGTGTGAACAGTAGAGCGAGGTAGTCACACAGAATGACCATTGAGTCCAACCACCTGCGACTGGTCGGAGCGATCGCTCGGCCACTCTCGGAAGAAGCAGACCTCGACTTCGAGGAGACGGACGGGACCGAGGAGATCATCGACTGGGACGAGCTGGAGTATCTGCTCGACACCGGAGAGATCGCCACCCAGGTCGACCTGTTCGTGTGGATCAAGGCGGCGTACGGCGCGGTCGACATGCGCCCCCATGCGTACCTGCGTCAGCGGGTGCTCGACGGCCTGTTCCCCGAGTACCGGGAGATGTGCGCCAACCTGCCCGAGGGTGAGAGCAACCGGCGCTACGGCCTGTTCACCAGCGATCAGGTGATCGAGATGCGTGCTCGGTACGAGGCCGGCGAGACGGTCACCGAGCTCGCCAGGGTCTTCGGTGTCAGCCGTGGCCCGATGCGCAAGATCCTCAACTACGAGACCTACAAGGAGGTCGCGTGAGCACCCTGATCGACACCGAGTACGAGTTCGGGGACCGCCTCGTGATCTGCGGTGACCTCGCCACCGAGGACTACGCCGGCCATCATGGCTTCGCTCTCGGCACCGAGGTCACCGTCGTCGACACGTTCCTGGACGAGGGCTACAACGTGGAGGACTCCCTCGGGAACCGATGGATCGTCCACTCGGACGACCTGATGCCCCTCGCGGAATATCAGGCCGAGGAGGCTCTCTCCCGCCTCCGAGCGATGCTCACCGAGTCCGCGCCTGCCACGCAGCAGGCCGAGGCCGACATGGTGAACCACCCGCCGCACTACAACGACCACCCCAGCGGGGTCGAGTGCATCCAGATCACCGAGCACATGAACTTCTGCCTCGGCAACGCAGTGAAGTACATCTGGCGGGCCGACCTGAAGCACGACGCGATCGAGGACCTAGAGAAGGCCGTCTGGTACGTCCAGCGCGAGATCGCACGCCGTAAGGGCTGAGCCCTTGCACCTACAGTGCACACGATGGTGTACTGTAGACATCGCCACCACAACAGACAGGAGCAACGCCATGACCCAGACCGCTACCGAGACCATCACCCAGATCGACACCGAGAACGTCATCACCGTCGAGGACGCCGAGGGTGCCAACGCCCTGCCGGCCGGCACCGTCCTGATCGAGTCGGACGGCGCTCCGGTCACGGTCCTCGCCAACGGCTCCTTCACGGGCCTCTCGGCTGACCTGATCGACGAGAGCTACGAGGGCTTCACCGCCGAGGAGATCTTCTACCCGGCCACCGTGCAGAACCCCGAGGTCCTCGGTGAGTTCGTCGACGCCGAGGTGCGCCATCCGCTGATCGGCCAGACCGTGAAGATGCTCGCGCCGATCGGCTGCTTCAAGGAGGGTGACCTCGTGCAGGTCGTCGAGCATCACGACGACAAGGAGTACCCCTTCCTCGTGACCACCGACAGCATCGAGCACTGGCGGGTGCCGGTGCGCGAGAGCGAGTTCGCCCCGCTGGTCGAGGAGACCCCCGAGGAGGAGCCGCTGGCCGAGTGGGAGAAGGAGCTGCTCGGCCTCACGACGACCGAGACCTTCGACTTCACCTTCGAGCAGGCCGAGGGCTTCGAGGAGTTCTACAAGCTCATGTTCGGCGACGCCGACCCGACCACGGACACCCTCTTCCAGGTCGGGGACGAGGTGCGGATCGCCCCGAACGCCTGTGCCCGCGACGAGGACGGCCAGATGGTTCTCGTCAACGAGGCCGTCCGCGACAAGACGGGTGTCGTCCAGGAGGTCCGCGTGTGGCCCGGTGTCAGTGGCCTGCACTACCTCGTCGGGCAGGTCGACGACGCCCCCGAGTGGCTCAGCCAGTGGATCGTCGAGGAGCACCTCGCCGTGAGCTACGCCGAGGGCGACCGGGTGCCGTACGACGAGTCGTTCACCGTCCCGAAGGGCTCGATCCTGCTCTTCGACGGCAAGCTGGAGGGCTTCAAGCTCATCCACCGCGCCTGACGTGTGAACCGTAGAGCCGACCGGGGCAGGAGACTGTGGGGGCTTCTGCCCCGGTCCTAAGCAGGGGAAGGAGGAGGTGTGGCACTCAAGTTCACCGCCTCGCACCGCAAGCGCATCGCAGCGGTGCTGGAAGGCGACCACGAGAGCCTGGACGATGCCGTGGACGCGGTGATGGCTCTCATGGGAGACCTGATCGAAGATCGAGCGTCCTTCGTGGTGGTGGGTCAGCTCTACGCGACCAGGGGCCGGCTTGACGTGCCCCCCTCCGACCCCGAAGCCGTCAAGGTGTGCCTCGGTCTCTACAGCACCGAGGGTGACGCCAGATCCGCCGCCGAGAGTCTCTGGACCTCCACCGCCAGCGGCGACTGCTTCAGGACGTGGTGGCTGCCCATCGAGCACGCCAGCCCTGCCGAGTGGCACAAGGGCCGCAAGGAGCACTACGCGGCTCTGGAGAAGAAGCGCGACGACGCCAACGCAGAGCGCATCAAGAAGTCGATCGAGAAGAGACAGGCCGAGGCGCAAGCCCGAGCCGACGCCCTGCGAGAGGAGCAGAACGCAGCATGAGTAGTTGGACCAAGACCCTGCACATCCAGGTCGAGAACTATGCCGTAGGGATCCGCCTGAGCGACCTCCGCAGGATCGTCGAGGAGACCAAGGGCTGGCCTGACGACCTCCAGGTCATGGAGGGCCGACGCGAGATCAACGAGCTGGCGGTAGGGGAGTGAAGCGCCTCTGCATGTGCATCGTCATCGGCTCGATCCTCTGGGGATCGCTCATGGCACTGGAGGGGTGCGCCCCGGAGAGGCCGTGCGACCACGGCCACTACGACACGTACCTACAGCCGATCTTCAACGGCAAGACCACCACCTTCGTACCGATGCAGCAGTTCGTCTGCGATCAGTACGTCGACCAGAAGGGAGAGCAGTGACCGCCAAGGACCTGGCTCATCAGAGCCGATCCATCGCTCGCAAGGCCATCAAGGGCTACGCGACGTACGAGACCACCCGGCAGTCGGTGAACACGTTCCTCGACAAGAAGTGCCACACCTACAGGATCGACCAGGACTACGGCTACGACCTGTTCGAGGCGGCGAAGGATGTTGTCGAGGAGTATCGGGTCAACACGCCTCTCAGTCCTCGAAGCGACGACAACCACGTCAACAGCGCCTACCCGAACTTCGGCACCGGCTGGCTTCCGCTGACGATCCCCGGCGTCGCCCGCCTCGCCCAGGTGCGCCAGCCGCAGTACGACAGCCTGGAGTTCCGCACGCTGCTCAAGCGCGACATGTCGGCCCTGAAGGCGTACCTCAAGCTCCGCGAGCAGGAGTACGCCACCGACGAGCCCGAGCTCGACTTCTTCGACGTGCCCTCCAAGACGCAGATCATCGCGTGGGACGCCAAGAACGGATGCTGGGACAGCCGGAAGAACCGCAACTCCCGCACCTTCAAGAGCGTCTTCCTGCCGAGCGGCATCCAGTCCGAGATCGAGGCCGACCTCAAGGCGTTCACCGAGAGCCGTGAGCGGCTCACCCGGCTGGAGATGCCGTGGCGACGTGGCTACCTGCTCGAAGGCCCTCCCGGCACCGGCAAGACGAGCCTCTCGCTCACGATCGCCGGCTCGCTGGGCTTCCGCCTCGCGACCCTGAGCCTCACCGAGATCAAGGGTGACGCCGAGCTTCGTCAGGCGATCAACGCCCTCGGTGGTCGCTCGGTGCTCGTGATCGAGGACATCGACGCCTACTCGGTGAGCCACGACCGCGACCACAACAACGCGAAGGACGGTGCCCTCAGCCTGTCCGGCCTGCTCAACGCGCTAGACGGCTTCGAGACGCCAGACGGTCTGGTCACCATCGCGACCACGAACCACCTGGAGAAGCTCGACCCCGCGCTCGTCCGCTCGGGCCGGTTCGACCGGACCTTCACCCTCGACTACATAGAGGCTCCCGAGCTGGAGCGCCTGTTCCAGTGGTTCTACGAGAAGCCTGCCCCGTCGCCAGCCCCGATCGAGGTGCACGACGCCAAGATGGCTCCTGCCGAGGTGGCTGAGATCTTCAAGCAGCACCTGGACGACCCGCTGGCCGGCTGGAACGCCGTGCTGGAGGTCGTCGGTGTCGAGCCGGTCTCGCTTCCGAACTACCACTTCCCGATCGCCGCATGAGGATCGAGGAGAAGACCTACACGCTGGCCGAGGCGAGGGTCGAACTCAAGCGGCGGGAGTGTGTTGCCCACGGCCACGCCTGGGACATCATCAGCAGCGCTGCTGGCCCATTCCGGGCGATCTGCGGATGTGGGGCCGCTTACAGGATGGAGAGGATCACATGAAGATCACCAGCAGCCTCAACGAGATCGAGGTCGACCTGAGGGCGATCGAGCGCGAGCTCATCACCCTGAACCGCACCCTCGCCCGCCTCGTCGCCGTGGCCGAGCTGCTCACGGCACCCATCAAGTTCATCGTTCGCTAAGTGTGAACCGTAGACCAAGGAGATCAATCACCACATGCTGTTCCTGACCATCGTCCTCGCGCTCATCGCGCTCATCGGCCTCGCCATCCTCATCGGCGGGCCGAAGGTCACCGTCGACAAGGGGCGCTCCTATGAGCGCACCATCAGCGTCCGCATCTTCGGCACGATCCCGCTGGGCCTCGCGGTCCTGATCCTGCTCGGCATGTCCTTCACCCAGGTCCACGCCAAGGAGATTGGTGTCGTCACCTCGGGTGGCAAGCCGGTCAACGAGCTCGGCGCTGGCATCCACCTGAAGGCCCCGTGGCAGCACGTCACCAAGATCAACGAGACGATCTTCACCGACACCTACGCCAACGACCAGCAGATCCCGGTGCGCCTCGGTGACGGCAACACCGCGCAGGTCTCGGCCACGATCCGCTGGCACGTCGACCCGGCTGCTGCGCAGTACATCTTCAGCAACTACCGCTCGAACGACCCGGCTGAGTCCCTGCGTGACTCCGTGGTCGACACCCAGTTCAAGGCTGCCGTCAACGACGTGCTCGCCCACTTCAACCCGACCTCGCTGATCCAGAGCGCCGGCTCCCAGAAGTCGACCGTCAACTTCACCCCCGACTACGACGCGCTCGGCAAGAGCATCACCGAGTCGATGAAGGGCCGCGTGATCGACGCCGAGGGCGTGCCGATGGTCGTCATGGACGGCATCACCGTCTCGGGCATCCAGTACAGCGCCGACACCGAGGGCCGCATCAACGCCCTGATGGCTCAGGTCGCGAAGACCCAGCAGGCGATCCAGTCCGAGACCACGGCCAAGGCGCAGGCGCAGGCCAACCGCATCCTGAGTTCGTCGCTGTCGCACGACCCGTACGTCCTGGTCTCCAAGTGCCTCGACGACCTCGCGGACGGCAAGTTCTCGGCCCCGGCTGGCTTCTCCTGCTGGCCCGGTGGCAACGGCTCCGTCGTGATCCCGAGCGGGCGCTGATGGCCGAGTACAACCTCACGTTCCTCCAGACGGCATCGACGTACGTGACCGTCGAGGCCGATGACCTGGATGAGGCTCTCGACCTCGCCTACGAGCAGCTTCCTGGCGGCGTCTGTGCTCAGTGCTCTGGCTGGGGTCAGTCGCACTCGGGCATCGACCTCGACGGCGACTGGGAGTTCGACGAGTCCTACTACACCGTCGACGGAGAGGAGATCCGAGGTGAGTGAAGCACTGCTCAAGGAGCTCGTCGCGGCCTTCAAGGAGGGCTGGGGCACGGCCAACTGGCTCGGCCTCGACGGCTCCCGCACCCTCATCGGCCTCGGTGAGGCCCTGCCCGTCGCGCTGCTCGCCTACACCGAGTGGCTCGCCACCCTCGGTCTGCTCAACGACCGGATCTTCGACTGGGACGCGCTCGTCCTCGACTTCCTGAAGGAGGGCTAGTGACCCTCGAAGCCGCCCTGCTGCACGAGGTCTCCGTGATCCAGCGGGACAAGACGCTGCTGCTCGTGCGGGATGCCATCGACAGCATCCCGGTCGACATGGAGGACCGCCAGCGCTCGTGGGGGCGCGTTGACCGGAAAGCCGTCGACTTCAAGCGCGATCTGCTCCACCGACTCGAAACCCTGAAGGAGGGCTGATGAAGTTCGACGCCATCAAGAACCCCAACTACGTCGCGACCGTCGTACGCATCGAGGCGGACAGCCTCTACTCGGTGCCCGGTCTCGACAACCTGCTCGGCTACAGCAAGTTCGGGATGCAGGCCCTCGTGTCGAAGGACACCGCGCCGGGTCTCTACATCCTGTTCTCCACCGAGGTCCAGCTCAGTGAGGACTTCGCTCGGGCGAACAACCTCCACCGTGAGGCCACGCTGAACGCCGACCAGAACGTCACCGGCTACCTGGAGCAGAACCGCCGCGTGAAGGCGATCAAGCTGAAGGGCAACCGCTCGGACTCCCTGCTCATGCCGCTGGACAGCCTGAGCTATCTGGGGCCGAAGGGGATCTTCAACGAGGGCGACGTGTTCGACTCGATCGACGGCCAGGAGATCTGCCGGAAGTACCTCGCCAAGGAGCCCAAGGAGAACAACGGCAACCAGCCGAAGGCGCGGGTGCGTCGGGTCGACGAGAAGGTCTTCCCGCAGCACATCGACAGCGAGAACTACTGGCGGAACGAGCACAAGATCCCGCTCGACGCTCACCTGATCGTCACTCAGAAGCTCCACGGCACCTCGGTTCGGTACGGCCACGTGCCGGCCCTGATCGACGAGTCCGAGCAGAAGTGGTGGGAGAAGCTCCTGCGTCGTCCGCTGCGCAGCGAGTACCGCTTCATCGTCGGCAGCCGCCGCACGGTCAAGTCGCTCGACCTCAAGCCCGAGGACGGCAAGAACAACTACTACGCCGATGGTGACCTCTGGACCCGCTACGCCGACGAGAACCGTCTCGCGGACCGCATCCCGAAGGACCACATCGTCTACGGCGAGCTCGTGGGCTTCACGAGCAAGGGCTCCCCGATCCAGAAGAACTACACCTACGACCTGCCGGACGGCGAGGCGGCTCTGTTCGTCTACCGGGTGGCCGTGGTCACCGCCGAGGGTCACGTCGTCGACTACTCGCACGACCAGATGGTGCAGTTCTGCCACGAGCGCGGCCTCGCAACAGTGCCCGAGCTCTGGCGGGGGCTCGCGGCGGACTTCAACGCGGACAGCTTCATCGAGCGCCGGTACTACGACGAGTGGAAGAACGTCTTCGACTACTTCCCCGAGTGCCCGGTCCCGCTGTCGCACCCCAAGCTCGTCGACGAGGGCGTCTGCGTGCGCCTCGACGGCCAGCACGGCGTCTATGTCCTGAAGGCCAAGAGCCCGTCGTTCCTGGAGCACGAGACCAAGATGCTCGACACCGGGGCTGAGGACCTGGAGGCGGCAGCGTGAACCTCGCAACCCTGCTGGGCAAGCTCAAGCTCTACAAGGTCACCAACTGGGACGAGGCATACGTCGATCTCGACTACTCGGAGGAGACCCGCGTTGAGGCCGAGCTCGACGCGGCCAACGTCGCGTCGTCCGAGATCGAAGGCCCGTTCATCCTGACTGATCTGTTCAGTCCGAAGCCGAAGGGGCCGTACCACGCGCTCCTGCTGGACCTGGACGTACCGGCCTTCCTCGTGCCGTCGAGCACTGAGGGGCACAGCCACCTGTACGTCGATGTCCAGATCCCCGAAGACGACTACTTCCACCTGCTCGACCAGCTCGCGAAGTGCGGCGTGATCCAGAAGGGCTACGCCGAGATGAGCAAGAGAAAGGGAGGCACCGCCCTGCGGTTGCCGTGGATCAAGAAGGAGGCAGCATGAGCGAGCTCACCATCACCCCGCAGATCATCAACGACATGGCTGACCACATCGAGAGGGTCGGACTCAACAAGGGCTCGTACTTCAAGGACGTGCCCATCCGAAACGTTTGGTACGACACCTCCGTCGCGGCAAACGTTCCCTGCTGCACCCTCGGCGCGCTGCACTACGTCGTCGCAAGTGACTCAGCGAAGGTGGCTTACAGCATGGAGGACGAACTGGCCCAGTTGCTCGACGTCGACTTCATCCCGACCTGGAACGACAAGCCGAGCCAGCGCAAGTCTCGTGTCGTCGCCCGTCTTCGCAAGGCTGCTGCCGCCCTGGAGGCCGCAGCGTGAGCACCCTAGTCATCACCCGTGGCCTGCCCGGTGCAGGTAAGACCACCTTCGCCAAGCAGTGGGTCACCGAGGAGCCCAAGCGTGCTCGGGTCAACCGGGACGACCTGCGGCGGATGTTGTTCGTCAACCCGAACTACGGCGAGGAGCAGGAGAAGCTCGTCACCACGTTCCAGCGGGACACGATCAAGCACCTGCTCAAGGCGGGCTACGACGTGATCGCGGACGACACCAACTTGCCAGCGAAGCGCTGCCGGGAGTGGTTCCGGTTCGCTGCCGCGCATCGTGCGGTGTTCGGGGTCAAGGACTTCGAGATCTCCGTCGAGGAGAGCATCGCCCGACAGGCCAATCGGCCCGAGCAGGAGCAGGTCGCCCCGCACGTGATCTACGGCATGGCTCGCTTCCTGCGGGACGGCAAGCTCCAGCAGCCCGACTACTCGATCGACGCCGGCAGGACGTTCCGCGTGGAGCCGTACGAGCCGGACATCTCGAAGCCTGCGGCGATCATCGTCGACATCGATGGGACGCTCGCGTTGCACGACCGCCGCAGCCCGTACGACCTGTCGCTCGTCCACACGGACAAGCCGAACCCTCCGGTCGTCGAGGCCGTGGTCGACGCCTTCTGCCAGGGCAAGCAGATCATCTTCCTGTCGGGTCGAGAGGACAGCTCTCGCAAGGAGACCGAGGAGTGGCTGCACGAGCACGTCCTCGATCGCCGGTACCACGCCGGCCTGCACATGCGAGCGACTGGCGATGGTCGGAAGGACTCGATCGTCAAGCAGGAGCTCTTCGACAAGCACGTCCGCTACGACTACAACGTGGTCTACGTGCTCGACGATCGCCAGCAGGTCGTGGACATGTGGCGGGAGATCGGCCTGACGTGTCTCCAGGTAGCACCGGGGGAGTTCTGATGGAGGAGGAGTACGAGGACCCATGCCCCTGCTGGTGCGACATGTGCGGATGTCACGGCTACTGCGAGGAAGACCTGGACGAAGAGGTGGAGGACGAGTGACCGACAAGCTGTTCAACGCCATCGCCATCGCGATCGCCGCACTGGTGGTCATCGCGATCATCGGCGGTTCGATCTGGTTCCGCGCATCAGTGCCGTGCAAGTACGTCGACTGGATGCCGGCGAAGGAGGTTCCGACACGTTGCCTCATTCAGCGATGAAGCCCAACATCATCAGCGAGATCATCGTCTTCGACGAGGACGGAAACGAATGGCCGTACGAGCCTGAGCTGCTCGACATGGCTGCATAGCAAAGGCCCCTACCGAACTGGTAGGGGCCTTGCTGTGTTTCTAGACCGGATTCTCGAAGTCGTCCTGCCGCTGCACCAGCCGCGCTCGAACGTCCTTGGGAATGCGCAGGCTCATGCGGACCTCGGGGGAGCGCTGGCGAGGGATCTTCGTGCGAGTGATGATGCAGGTGATCCCAGCCTTCCTCAGGTCGTCGGCCATCTGATCCATACCGCCCTCCTCCCAGTGCTCACGGAACGTCCTGCCCGACTCCACATACACCCACCGATCCTCAGTGGTCTCAGGGTCGATCGCTTCGAGTTCCGCGATAGCCGCGTCGAGCGCAGCCTCGGCCTGCTGCTCCGAGAACTTCGTCTTCGTGAGCCGGCCACCCGGCTCCAGCCCGGTCATGTAGTAGTTGATCCGGTCCTGGAGCTCCTTCACCTTCTGGCGCATCTCCTCGCCACGGGCGTACTCCCTCGACTCCACGGGCATGTCGCCCACGACCCTCAGCACGTCCTCCACGAGCCGCTCGTAGATCTGTCCAGGGTTCGGTGCACCTAGACCCCCTGAGGGGCACGTCTGGCAGCGCAGGTGCTCGTAGACGAGCGTCTCCTTATTGCCGCGCTTCTCGTTGGGCGGATACGTCGTCCGCTTCACGGTCATGTTCGAGCCGCACTCCGAGCACTTCAGCACTCCGAGGAACTTGGTCGCCTTCTGGTTGACCGGCCTACCGGGCTGTTTCTTCTCCCTCTTCTTTAGCTCGGCCTGAATCTCGTCGAACTCGGCCTGACTGAAGATCTCTGGCCCAACCCTGATCGGCTCCAGCGAGTCGTTCAGCACGAGCACCGAGCGTCGGAAGTCATTCACCCCATCGCCCTTATTCTCCTCGGTCCGATAACCGAGCAGGCCGGGATTCGAGAGCCGCCGCTTCAGGGTTGCCACCGTCAGGCCCTTCGACATCAACTCACCCTCCTTCAACTGCTTCGCAATAGAGGTGAGCGAGTCGCCATCCTTTAGCCGATCGCGTGCGAACTTCAGCGCCTCGACCTCAGGCTCGTTGTGGACCAGGGTCTTCTTGCCCTCTTCAGTCCGGTGCACCTTGTAGCCATAGGGCGGCTTGCCGACAATCCACTCCTCTTGCCCCTTGGCGTAGGACCAGAGCGAGAGCACACGGGTCTTCGTGTTGGCCGACTCGATCTCAGCCACACCACCGATGAAGGTGACCATGATCTTGCCCATCGTGGTCGTCAGGTCGATGGGGTCGTTCTTGGCGATGAGGTTCTTCGAGTAGGTCTCGCACCACCGGATCATCACGGCGAGGTCGGTGATGTTGCGGATGAAGCGGTCGAGCTTCCAGAAGAAGAGGGCATCGAACTCGGGCGCTCGGTTGTTCAGCCAGTGGCCGAGGCTCTTGCGCTTCCAGGGCGGGACCTTGGTGGCCGACACGTTCAGGTCGCTCGCCACCCCGACGACACGATGCCCCTTGTCGAGCGCGAGCTGGCGAAGGTCGAGCTCCTGCCGCACGGGCGAAGTAGTGTCGTCGTTGAAGACAGACAGCCTGACCGACAGCAGCGCACGCGGTGCATCGGCAGGCAGAAGGTCGTTGGCCTCTTCGAGGCGCTTTAGGTAGGCGAGGTCGATCTCGCTCCACTCCAGCGTGGTGTCCATACGAGAGAGTGTATCTGCATAATGTCCCATCTGCCCCGAGATGGGAAGTTTCACAGATCTAGCAGTTGACCGCCGCACGCTCCCGATCTCCCCGATCAACGTCATGTACGCACCGGGGGAGGAGCCGTGAGCAGCGGCTGGGAGTACGAGCGTCTGCTCAGAGAGCTCTCCCGCTACAGCGAGGAGGATCTGCTCCGACTGCTGGAGTTGATCGCCACTCCACGGTGCACCCCCACGCCCCCACAGCAGCGCAGGAGTGCACCCAGGAAGCCCGCGCCTGCTCGTAGGCAGGCTGTCATCACGTCCGAGGTTCAGTGGATCGCTTAGGTCACCTTGCGAGGCTTGGCACTAGGACGCCGGCCTACTTCGAGGAACAGGTCGACAGCCTTCGTGACCTTCTCCCAGCACTTCTCGCAAGCCTCCACGAGGACGGCCTTGCGGTCGATGGTGAGAGCGTGAGTCTCGGCCTCCTCAGAGCCGCACTTATCGCAAACCAGGGTGATCTCAGTCCGAGTTGCCATAACCAGACCATAACGAAAGAAAGCCCCCCACCCACGAATGGGTGAGGGGCTCTTTGTGTTTCAGGGCTTGTTCTTGCGCTCGACGCAGGCTCCGATGATTACGGAGCCGAGGATGACGCATCCGAAGATTCCGCAGAGGATCATCGCTTCGCCTCCCGGAATCGACCATGGGGTCCGAAGCCGGTGATGAGAACGCTGTGGCTATAGGTGCTCCAGATCTCTGAGGCTTTCGGATTCCGCATCCATCCCTCAATGAAGAGGACGTTCATATGCTCGGGCCTCAGGCCCTCCAGCTCGCGACTGCTGGTCACGAATCGGTAGTTGTAGATCTCGTGGTCGTGCGCGTACTGCTGGGCTTCGTTCTGCGTGGCCGCAACGATCCGAGTGGGAACCGGGAGGCTCACTTCTGGCCTCCCTCGAAGTACGAGATGCATCGGGCGGGAACGCTGCGCATCGACCAGTCGGCGTAATACGAGCACGACCGCTCGCTTCGGTGGCCGGACATTCCGATCGCTGCGATCAGGAAGATGAACAGGACCAGTCCGAGAATCGCCGCAAGGAACTGCACGAACACGCTGAAGGTCCTCATGCTGCCTCCTCGATCGGAATGTCCTGCACGCTGTTCGGGCAGATCACCGACAGGTGGTCGAGCACGATCTTGGCGAACTCCTGGATCTCGCGATCGGCAGCCGGGTCGTTCCGCTTCTCGATGACCTCTCGCCATCCACGGATGTCGGCGGTGGTCACGAAGTCGACCGGAGTGCTGTTCGGCAAGAATGCGCGAGCGGCTTCTCGGGCCTGCTTCACCGGGTAGCCGAGGTTGCGGGCCTGTGCGTAGGCGTAGTCGTAGTTCTCCAGCGCCACCTTGTAGAATTCCCAGAGACGCCGCTCCAGCTCGTCGCCCATGAGGCCGGCCTTCGCGTCCCTGAACAGTGCAGGGGTCACGGGATAGGGGTGATGCTGGCTCGTGCTGACGTAGCGCTGGCTCTCTACCGAGAACGACAGGTGCGAGTTGCGACCATGGCGCTCCAGCTCCAGCAGCAGCGAGCGGCTCACGTCCTCGACGTAGAACGAGACCTGACCGTGCTCAAGGATCGAGAAGTGCTTCACGTCCTCGATGTGCTCCAGGTATCCCTGGTTGGTGGCCGTAGCCGGGTTCGGCTTGTCCCAGCTCTTGTAGCAGGCCCTGCCGGCGAACTCGTGCAGCGCGTCGATCTCGCTCACCGCACCGCCGTACATGGCGTCGTTCATGTCAGCGCCGGTCTCGGTGTCGATCAGGCTGAATGGGACCGCGTGAATCACGGTCGAAGCGATTGGGGTGACCCTCATTGAATCTCCTCTCCTAAGGGGTGGCAGGGGTGAACCGGAGTAGTTGTCCACCCCTGCCGTGAAAGGCCGCGTATGGCCCGTTCTGCGCGGCTCAGATGCCGCAGACGCCGTTCACACAGCTCTGATCGAGCCCGATCTCCTCGAACTCCAGACCCTCGAACTCGGCAGCCTCGGCGTAGTCGACGACGTTGAGCGGCTGACCGCCTCGTGCGCCATCGGGATAGGCCGTGATGCCTCGGATGGACGGCAGGTAGTCGTAGAGCACCTTGCCGAACTCCTCAGCCGTGAACGGCTGCTCCTCGAATCGGGGCAGGTTGATCGTCGAGCTGATCGCGTGGTCGGTGTACTGCTGGACGAACGCCTGCATCGCCAGCCGTCGAGCCGGGTCGAAGGCGAGGTCGTACGCCGTCTCCAGTTCATCCGGCTCCAGGTCGTGCTTCTCGATCAACCGCTGCGCGGTTGCGTCGATCACGTACTGGTACTTCCAGACCGACTCGTCGATGTAGCGGCGCTTGAAGGCCACGGCGAACAGGGGCTCGATGCCAGTGGTCGTCTCCGCGATGATCCCGATGGTTCCGGTCGGGGCTACCGCCCGCTTCTTCACCGGGATGGTGATGTTGAGCAGCATCGCGTAGTAGAAGGCAGCGTCGTCGCTCTCCTTCTCCCAGATCTCCAGCCACTCACCGAGCTCGTTGTTCGGCTCGTATCTGTAGCCACGGGCCACGAGCCACTCGTAGACGCCCATCACCCCGAGGCCGAGGCGACGGTTGACCATGCGGGTCTTCAGCACCTCCTTGTGAGGTACCTCGGAGACCAGCGTCGAGCAGAGCAGGAACAGGGTTCCCAGCTCGGTCACCTCACGCATCCGAGCAGGGGTCTCGATCCGAGCGAGGTTGATCGAGCCGAGGCAGCACACGTCGCTGTCGTCCTCGGACGTGATCTCGCAGCAGGGGTTACGCAGGTTCTCGTACTTGTTCTCACCGAGGTCGACGGAGAACCCCGGCTCGCCGGTCTGGAGCATCTTCTGGACGGCGATGTCGTAGACCTTCTTGGCCCATGCGTGCGTCACCTCGTGAGCAGCGACGACCTCAGCCTTCTCGTTGACCCACTTGTAGATCTTGTGGAACTTCGGGTCCTCCATGGCCTCGAAGAACTCGTCGTCGAGGATCACGCTGATGTTCGTCATGTCCATCGGAGCGAACGCCGAGAAGTTCTCGTTCTTCGCCTCGACCGTGCGCTCGTCCCAGTCCTTCAGCTCCATGAACTCCAGCACGTCGGGGTGGTACCAGTGCAGGCCGGCCCAGATCGCCATGCGACGACCACCGCCGTTGACGACCGCACGCCCCACCTCGTTGAAGCCCTGCATGAACGCACACGGCCCGGTGCTCTTGCCGTTGTTCTTCACCGAGGCACCTCGCGGTCGCAGGTCGGTCCACACCGCACCCACGCCACCGCCAGTCATCCCGGTGACCATGCCCTTGCGGAAGAAGTCCGCGATGCCTTCCTTGCTGTCCTCCACCCGGTAGAGGAAGCAGTTGTTCAGGAAGTTCGAGTGCCCAGCGTTGGCGAGCTGTCGACCACCAGGGAGGAACTCCCGGTTCGAGATCGCAGCAGCGATGGCCGCAACCTTGTCGGGGAAGTACGGGCCGACCACGGCCTCGGCAACGCGCTGCGCCACGTCGTCCCACGTCTTCTCGTCGCCACGCAGGTACTTGTTTCCGAGCACCGTCTTGGCGAACGTGCTCATCTCACTGTCAGTCATTCGTTCCTTCCAGGAGGTCGAGCAGCGTGAGCTCGTACTCCCCTCCGTGCTTGTCGACGACCACTCGCTTGGGCGCGTCGGGGTGGATGAGGTGGTCCAGCAGGTCGTTGATCTGGCGGTGGGCCTTGTCCCAGGGGGACTCCCACTTCTCGGTGCCGATGACCTGATGGCACTTCTTGGCGTTGTCGTTCAGATGGCCGATGGCCTCTTCGATCTCGCAGCGCGTGGTCTTCGCGGTGACCTTCACGAGGCACGCTCCGCAATCAGCGCGGCGAGGAAGTCCTCGAAGGTCGCTGGGACCGAGCCACGCTTGCCCCAGCCGCGCTCGTCCCACATCGCCTGGTCTTCGCCGGCTCGATATCCCGCCTCATATGCCTCGCGAAGGAGGCCGACGAAGTGCGCGTCGATAGCGGCACGGATCTCGGTGACAGCCCGGTAGGTGAGCGTCTCGTGGTCGAACTCCAGCGTCGTGCCGTTCACGCGAGCCGCTCCTCGCCGTACCAGTAGCCCCCGTTCAGGCGGGCGACGATCTTGCCGATGGCCGTCTCGATCCGCTGGGTGATCGCTTGGCGGCTGCACTCCTGGTTGAAGGCGATGTCCTTGTGCGTCCAACCGAGGCCGTACGCGAGGATCAGAGCTCGGCGCTCCTTGATCGTGAGCGGCGTCTTCTCCCAGCCCGTCTTGATGTCCGCGATGTACGCCGACAGGCTGTTGCCACGAGCCTTGTTCGTGCTGCCCTTCGGCATGTCGGGGTCGGGAGCGTCGTCACGCTGGGGGAGTCCGTAGACGTAGGACTCGTCCCACACAGCCGGAAGCAGCGTCTCGACGCTCTCGCGGCTGTAGTCGTTGCTCGCCGTCTCGATCACGACGTAGGGCGAGATGAACCCGCTCTCGTCGGCGTTGTCCACCAGCTCGTCGTACGAGACCGTCTGCCGCGCCTGCTTCGCCCGAGGCAGAAGCCAGTCGCCAAGGTCCCGCTCCAGACGGTGCTGGAGCAGACCCGGCTCGCCCATACGGGCGGCTTCCTGGAGGTCAGCCTTGGTGGCAACCATGATGGTCGCCTCCTGGATCAGATCCTCCAGGTCGATCACGTTCTCGTACTGCTTGTGGGCACGCTTGGCTGCCTGTCGGATGACCGACTGCACCTTGGGGAGATCGAGGACCGCCCAGTCTACAGTGCACACGTCAGACAACGGTCACCTCCGCAGCGCTGATCGAGGTGTTGCCCCGGAACCACGAGCGGCAGCCGTTGCAGAAGAAGCGGCGGTAGGCCCGCGTCTTGTTCCGCTGGATGCCACGGCTCTGGAAGTCAGTGCCGCCGCAGTTCGGGCACACGCGCTCGTCGGTGTCCATGTAGAGCGACGCGCTCGGCAGGTTCTTCACCTTGTGGCGCAGCAGGGGGAAGGCGTCCTTGAGGAGCTTCACGTCCTGCTTGTTGTAGCGCTCCATGTGGCGCTGAGCCTTGGGCTCGCCGGCCATCACATCGAGCCAGAGCTGGAAGCCGTCGTGCGGGAGCTTGCCCGAGAGTTCGAGCTGCTCCGCGAGGTAGCCCAGCTTCATGCTCGGCCACACGCCCCGCTGCTCCCGCTTCATCACGGCGAACAGGTCGACCGAGACGAACGGCGAGGGGGAGGGAAGGCCCATCAGGGTGAACGCACGCTGGAGGTGGGGCTCATCGAACTTACGTCCGTTGTACGTGACCAGCACGTCGGCCTCGTTGAGCAGACTCCATGCGGCCTCGACCATCCCGGTGAAGCCGTTCTCCCACTCGGAGAAGAACTGGATCTTCTTCTCGCTGTCCCACGACGCTGCGAAGCACAGCAGGCCACCGGGCTCGACGACCTGGATGGGAGAGATGTTCTCCTGCCAGAACCGCCAGTGGTAGCTCAGCGAGGGGCGGGTCTCGATGTCGAGGTAGAGGATCTTGCGCGGGTCGCTCATGCAGCCTCGATCTCTTCGTCGTACGCCTGCGGCGGCTCGATCACGTCGATGTTCAGGCCGAAGGAGTAGTACGGGTAGTTGCCCTCGCTCCACGCGACATCGAGGCTGAGCACCTGATGCATGTCGGCCAGGACGTACCACGTCGAGCAGTCGTCATTGGCGGTGACCGAGGTGATGATGTGGTCGATGTTGGAAGGGTCGAGCAGGAAGGCAGCGACCTCGCCGTACGCACAGCAGTCACTGGTGTCGTTGAGGTGAACCTGCTTGCCGCTGTCCAGGGTGATGACGAGGGTCTCGTACGTGCCACCCCACCAGCTCTTGACCTGAGTGCGCTCGGCACTCACGATCTTGTGGCCGACGACGGCATCCGCCAGCTCCGCGACCTGACCGCGAACCTCCTCGGTCGCAGCGTCTTCGCTGTACTCACTCACTCGCTCACCGCCACGAGGTCGCCCTCACCGTCGTCGCCGTCGATCTCGACGGGACCGTCAGGGTTCTCGGGCGTGAGCTGACCGCCGCGAAGGTCGATGGACTCAGCCTCAGCCAGCGCCACCGCAGCGACCTGGACGAGCTCGTACTGGCGCTTGGCCGGGTCGATCTCGGAGAGGGCCTCGTAGACCTCCTCCAGCAGGACCGTGGCCCAGGTGATGGAGTCGGTCGACTTCTGCGCGTCCCAGATCTCCTTGTAGAGGTTGGCACGTCGCTCGTAGGAGCGGCGCTCGCTCTCACCGAAGTACGACGGGTGCGTCTGCACGCCCCAGTTCTTCAGGTGAGACTCGCGCTCGTCACGCACTCGCGCCAGCAGCGCGTCGACAGCGCTCAGGTCGGTCTTCTTCTCAGGCATTGCTCTCCTTGTTCATGTTCTTGTTCCGGTGAATCACCGAGAAGCTCTCGAAGTCGGTCACTGTGAGCTGGTACTTCATGGGCCTCGGGAGGAAGCGGTCCGCGTGGTAGTACGGATAGATCTCGTACTCGTCGGCCTCGGCGTCGATGACGGCGAACTGCGCATTGGGGATGACGAGCTTGGTGCTCGAACCATCCGCGTTGTGCGTCTTGATCTCGACGCTCACGTTGCTCATTCCGTACTTCACGACGCGGCCTCCCAGAGCTCGTGGATGGCAGCCTCGCCACCGTCCAGGTAGGTGTCCGTCACGTCGCCGTGTCTAAGGTTCACACTGCGACCGGACCGAGGGAGCCGGTTCAGGATCTTGGTCGTGAACTCCGCGCCCGCTGCGTCGGGATCTCCCCAGACGAACACCTTGTTGAAGCCGGCCAGCATCCGACCGTGGTGACCACGGAAGGTGTTGGCACCAGGGAAGGCGATCGCAGGAAGCCCGCACTGGTTGAGGATCATGGCGTCGAACTCGCCCTCGGCCACGTGGATCTCGTCGTGGGCATCGTGGATCGCATCCACGTTGAAGACCCGCAGCGCCTCTCCTGACGGCTGCATGTACTTCGGCCCGTGGCCCGAGATGTTCCTCGATCGCACCGTGAGCGGCTTGCCTCGGAGCAGGTACGGGATGGCGATGCCACCTCGCATCGGCTCGTGTGCCGGGATCGGATCAGCTACGACGCCAACGCGGAACGTACGGGCGGTTTCCGGTCGGATTCCCCGACCCTCGATGTACGCCGCCGCCTCGGGAGTAACGGCCCATTGGTAGCTCGTCACCGCCTCCTCCAGCGTCTGCATCTGCAAGTCCGTTAGAGGCTGCAAAGGTGCGTGCTCCGTCAAAGTCCACCCCCTCCTTCTGCATGATGAGCGACCAAGCGTCACCGCCTGAGCCGCATGAGTGACAGTTCCAAACCTGCTTGTCGAGGTTCACCGAGCAGGACGGTGTTGAGATGTCGCCATGGATGGGGCAGCGGACCATCTGAGAGGTTCGCGGCTTGTAGTCCACGGCGTAGTGGTCGAGCAGGGATTCGAGGCTGGGCTTGCTCTTGTCGCGCTCGAAGTCGCTCGGCGCTGCGAAGGAACGTCTAGCCAAGGGCGATCTGCTCCTGCCCCCACATCGCCATGCCCACGGCATCGGCCACATCGTGGTTCTCGATGTCCTCGCCCCACTTGGCCCTGGCCGTAGCGAGCACCTCGTCCTTGCCGGCCTTGCCGCTGCCGGTGATGAACTTCGCTCGGCTGGCGGGGGCGATCGTCTCGATCGGAACCTCGCCGGTCCACAGGTACTCGTAGACCTTCCACCACAGGCCAGCCCGCTCGTGCGGGTTGCCGAAGCGGCTGTTGAACGAGGGAGCCTCGATCGCTGCGAGGTCGATGCCCCCGAGCTGTGCGTACGCATCTGCCAGCCAGTCGTTGATCTGCTCGGCCATGGAGATGATGCGCGGCATGTAGTCGCCGTGCTTGTCGCCCCTCTTGCCGCTCGACTTGATGTTGCCCATGAGCGCCACCTCGCCGTCGACCGCCACCGCGAGACCAGTGCTCGCGAGTGACAGGTCGAGGCCGGCGGTGACGATCACGAGTCCAGCGCCCGGTCGAGGAGCAGGACCACGAACTCCATGGCCTGCTCGTCGGTGAAGCCCGCCTCAGTGAAGGCGTTGTAGATCCGTCGAAGGCCGATGGCCTGCTGGCGGTTCTGAGGAGACGGCTCGTAGTACCACGTCACTCGATCACCTCGCCCGTGGTCGTGCACTGGCCGAGGCAGTGACCGCACTGGGTCTCCAGCAGGTCTGACCACCAGCAGCGGATGCCCGCCTGGAGCCAGCCCATCAGAGCCTCGGCTTCGGAACGCTGACCGGCTTCGCAGCCTGCTTCAGCATCTTGGCGATCTTGCGGGCCTGCTTCGGCTTGAGGACGACGAAGGCGTGAGCCTCCTCGCTGCCGAGGTGGAGGTCCAGGTAGATGTTCTTGCTGTCACTGAGGTACCGAATAACCTCGACCTGATCTCCGAACTGAACCTCGATCTTGCCTTGCATCTTGCTCATATCTACAGTACACTCTCCCTTAGTTGACGATGACGTTCCCGACCCGGTGGAACCGCGTCAGAGACGGCTCGCATCGCAGGGTGGTCCACCGCTTGGCGGTGGGGTCCTGCGGCCCCATGCGCTGCTTGATGACAGCGACGTTGAAGTTGAGGCTGTTCGGGTCGAGAGCGACAGAGATGGACAGCTCAGGCTTCTCGGATAGACCACCCTTGACCTGATCGCGAGAAGGAGGTGACCAAGGATCAGTCCTCGCATCCCACGACTTGTCGCTGGCGTGGTGCATCACGATCACCGTTGCGCCGGTATCTCTGGCGAGCTCGGTCACCGACTGCATGACACCCATCTGGGCGGTGTAGTCGGCTTCTGCTCCCTCGAAGTCCATGAGGTTGTCGAAGACGATCACCTCAGGGAACTTGTTCCTGAGCTCCACGTAGGCGTCCAGCTCCTCATCGACCTGTCTCCAGGTGATGGGGGAGCCGAACGAGAACGTGATCTTGCTGTCGGCCAGGGCGTCCAGAACCTCATCACGGTCCTCACCGCCATGGGCTACCGCCGCCTCGATCTCCTCCGTCGTGTAGCCCGTCCTCTTGGAGGCGAGCCGGGAGGAGGCCGTGAAGGCGCTCATGTCGGCGCTGAAGTACAGGGTGTCGAGATTCATCTCGTCCACCCAGAACAGGGCGAAGCCACTCTTCTGGCTGCCGCTTCGCCCAGCGACCATGATGACCTGACCGTGCCTCGGGTCGAAGCCCTTCGCGTAGAGGTGCTCGAAGGCGTCTACGCGAGGGAGCTTCCGACCGGAGTCAGCGTTGAGGGAGAGTGCGCGTGCGGGGTTCAGCATGGCCCCTCCTCTCGCTCGTTACTTGAAGACGAGTCGACCCTCGAAGTCGAGGTCGCTCATGTCGGTGCGGGTGGTAACGCCCGTGTCGGAAAGGGCGTAGAAGAGGTCGTCCAGAAGGCGCGACCGAGCACCCGTGCCGACGATGCCGTATCCGAGGATGTCCCTCAGGGCCTGCGCCTCCTCGATCGAGAGCTCCAGCGCGACGACCTCCTGCTCCTCAGTGATGACCTTCTCGACCGTGACGGTCTTGGCCTCAGCGCTCGCCATCAGCCGAAGCTCGGGGCAGCAGCAGCGGCCTCGGACCGCTTGGTGAAGTACGCGGCGACCTTCTCGGTCGTGGCGTCGTCCACGTCGGTGAGCACCCACGCGGTGTTGCCCGCCTTGGTGGTCTCCTTCGTGAGCCGGCCGACCATGGCCTGACCGACCACGCGCTCCAGCCGGTTGACGACGCCCACCTTGTCGATGCGAACGCCCTTCATCACGGTCGGAGCAGCCGAGCCGTCGAGGTGCGCCTGGTTCTCGAACACGGTGATGTCCGCGATGACATCGGTGCCGGTGCCGGTCTGCACGTTGTTGTACGTGCGGGGCTGGTTGTGCTGCACATCCTTCGGCTCGAAGAGGATGGCGGGAGCGACGGCGAGCTCCTTCGGCTTGAAGAAGTTGCCGCCACCGGAGTAGTCAGAGGGCTTAGCGAACAAGTTGGTTTCTCCTGTCAGTTGGCGATGAGGGCGCGGATGTTCTGCGCCTTGGTGAGGTGGTCGGCAGCGGCGTCGTGCGCCTCGTCCGAGAGCTGCTCGTAGAACTCGATGGTTCGACGGAGCCGGTCGATCTCGTTGCCGAGATCCGTGGCGATCGAGTGCTTGGTCTGCGCTGCCTGCTCCAGGTCAGCGATGACCGACTCGAACACCGAGGTCGCAGCAGCAGCCGCCGCGTGCGCCTCGTTCAGCCGGTCCTCAAAGGTGACCGGGGCCTTGGTCTTGCGGGCCATGTTGTTCCTCTCCTATCTACTGTTCACACGAGGGTCAGCCGCCGAGCGACAGGCCCTTCGCCTTCCACGGGTCCATGTACTTGGCGTCAGCGAACGCCGCCTGGTTCTCGGCCCAGAGCTGCTTCAGCTCGTCGGTCGAGGTGGCGTTCTCGATGGCCTGGAGGATCGGGTCCACCGCCGGCGTCTGGGGAGCAGTGCCACCCGTGGGCCAGGGCGGGGTCTCTGCGCCCGCCTGAGCGCCGTTCGCGGCCTCGCCGGAAGGCTGGGGCAGCAGCGTGCCGCCAAGCTTCTGGCCGACGTTTCCGGCAGCCTTGAAGAGCGCCGTGGCCTCCAGCACCAGCTCGAAGAGCGGGCGATCGTTGGCCGTTCCGTCGAGCTGGAACACGTCGATGATCTGCTCGCGGACCTTCGCCGGCGTGCCGTGGAAGACGATCCAGGTACTCGGGGACTTGGCGTCGTTGTACTTGCCACCCGGCTCGTCGCCCTTGATGGTGACCGAGATGTCACCCGACTCGTAAGGGTTGCTCACGCGGGGACCGCCTCGGGGACGAAGTTGACCACCGTGTAGAGGTCCTGCGTGAAGTAGGTGTCGGCCCACACGCGCTGGTTCTTCACGTCCAGGTAGTCGAAGCTGCCCAGTCCGTTGTCCTTGAGCAGCAGGAAGACGTAGCCGTTGCTGTCCTTCAGCACGTCACCCACCTTGAGCGGCGGGGCGATCTTCGTGATCTCCACGTCCGCGTCGATGTCGGCGGGGTAGAAGGCGAAGGTCAGGCCACCCTTCTCCACGAAGACCTCGTTGTCAGGGTCGATCGACTCGACCAGGCCCTCGAAGGTGACACGTACCTTGTCACCAACCTTGTAGTCAGTCACTCATTCTCCTCTCCATCAGGGGTTACCCCCTGTGTTCTGTGTCTACAGTACACTATGCGACCTTAATCAGCGCGCAGGAGCCACCCTTGTTGCGAAGCTCTCGGACCTGTGCGGCAACCTCGATCGCACGCCACCCGAGCCGAAGGTCAGCCCAGTAGAGCGTGCACTCGCCCATGCCAGCGGGCGCGTTCATAATCAGCCCCCACGACTGGTTGATGTTGCCGAGCGGAGTGCGCTCACCAGTGGAGGGGTCGTACAGCTTCGACCGCGAGTACAGCGAGAGCTGCATCGCCATCTTCAGGGCTCCGTACTCGACGGTTCCCGTCTTGAGGTCGGTAATCAGGAGCTCGCCGGGACCGAACTTGTAGCCGTCAGGAGCGATCAGGGGGTTCGCCCCGTGCCACTCGCTCACGCGGTCAGGCGTGCCAGCCACCTGGAGGTCGTCGTGCACCACGAGCTTCTCCATGTGGACGATCTTCAGACCGGCAGTGGCCCGCTTGTAGGCGTCCATGTCGATCACGTCACCGAAGTCGATGCCCTTCGGCAGTTCGATGCCCTGGTCGACGAGCTCGCTCAGCCCGTGCAGCGCCGTGCCCTTGTCGGCCTTGTCCTCAGCGCCGGCCTTGAGTTTGGCGATCTTGGCCTTGCGGTTGAGAGCGTCCTTCGGCTCCTTCACCGCAGCCTTGGCTTCCGCTACCTCCTCAGCGGAGGCGTCCTTCGGAAGCATCTTCAGCCGCTTCTCTGCGAGCAACTGGCTCTCGTAGAGAGCGCCGACCTCTTCGAGGAGCGAGGGTTCACGGTCGATCCCGATGAGGACCATCCGCTCGCCCCACGTCATCAGGTTCGACTTGTCGTCGAGCACGTCGATGTAGGTCGTAGTGCGGGTGTAGGAGCGAGTCAGTTCTCCCGCACCCTTGCACTTCGGGCACTGAATGGGCTTGCCGGTCTTCGGGCTGGGGATCTTGCCGGGGATCTCGGTGCACTCAATGCACCGCATCCTGATCCTCGGTCGACCCAGCTTGTCGCGTGGCACCTCGTTGTCGCCGCCAGCCTCGCGGACGGGTGCCTGCACATCAGATGGCTTGGTCAGTAGTACCGTCAAGCGGCCTCCTCGAACACTGGGATCAGATGGTGACGCACTCGACCGTCCTCGAACTCCTCAGCGGGGAACTCCCAGTCGGGAATCCGCTCCCAGCCGTATCCGTTCGCGAGCTTCTCCATCGAGACCAGGACGCTCATGCTGAATCCCGGCTCAGTGGTCAGGTGACCTTCTTCCTCATCTGCATTGAGGTAGAGAGTCACGCCGGCCAACTGGTGGTAGATCGCGAGCCTCTCGGGCTCGAACGGGTCTGTCTGCATCAGGTCCGTCGAGTTGAGAGTGATGGACATGGCGTGGGGCCTCCAGTCGGTCGCGGTCGGTAAGTGCACTGTAGACATTACCAGAGAGTTTGGTTCAGAACGACGAGGGGCCAGACCCGTCTGCATCGGGTCTGGCCCCAGCTCTTGGAGGGAACATTAAAGGAGTGTGAAGGTCTGAATAACCAAAGTTAGCCCTACTGGCCGGTAATGAGCCGATCGGGAGGTAACACTGGTCCGTCAGGACTAGGTGTCAATGACTACTCTTCATCACCCTTCTTGCGCCCAGTCGGTCGATCGGGCACTCGAACGAGGTCGGTGTCGATCCCCTCACGCGCCGGGACGTAGAACCAACCCTGCTCGGTGTCGGGGTCGTAGTGCACGACCAGCCCGTCCCGCTTGAGGTTCGCGATCCAGGTGTCCACCTTGTGGGTGTCCTTCTCCGACAGGGCGAAGCCAGCTCGACGGCGGGCCTCCTTGCGGAGCATCAGGATCTGGTACTTGTAGTTGTGCTCGATCTTCACGTTCCATGGGATGAGGTTGTTGTCCCACGCCACGCGGCGATCGAGACCCTTCCGCTTGCGGAACATGCTCCACATAGAGACCGAGGTCTCCACGTTGTACTTGGTCCGGTAGAACTCGATCATCTGGGGGTAGGTCGTTCCTGCCTCCAGCATCTTGATCGCTTCCTGCTCGTTGACGATCTTCGGCGCGGGCATCTCTCCTCCTTCCGTTCCATTGAACGTGCAAGTGTGATCTTCCGAGTGTGTAATGATGACACATGTGAACTGGAGTTGCAATATCCTGGACGTTAAAGAATCCCCAGGATATGTTCAGCCTCCCCCATGATTCACGGTCCCTAGGAGAATGGAGTTGGCGATGGCAAAGATGACGGTTCTGGTGTGCGACAAGTGCGGCAAGCAGGACGGCGTGTCGACCTACGAGATCAAGCATGACGGTGGTAGCGCGAAGGTTGATCTCTGCAAGGAAGATGCAGCGCCGCTGGCCGAACTGCTGAAGGCAGGAACGCCCACGCCTCGGCGCGGTCGACCGAAGGGCAGCACTGCTGCTCGTGCTCCTCGCGGCACCTCGATGGCTGAGATCGACAAGCTGAAGAAGAAGTAGCCCAGAACGACGAAAGAGGCCCCCCGGCATAGAGCCAGGGGGCCTTCGTCATTGGTGGATCAGACGCGGTTCTTCGACGGTACGACCGCAGTCAGGCCAGTGCCCGACAGGAATGCGCCAGCGATCGCCAGCCACTCCGATGCAGTCACGCCGTTGTCGACGAGCGGCGATGCCACGAGGATCGCGGCAGCAATGCCACCAGCGACCAGCTTCACGCCGTGCTTGATGTCTTCCTTGTTCATGGTTACCTCACTTCTGGGGGAGAGAGTCGACGAGCTTGCGCAGCTCGCCAGCGATGTTGTGGACCTGCTTCCGGCTAGCCATCGCCTTGTCGAGCTCAGCGATGCCCTTGAGCAGTTCGGGCCGCGCCTTCTCGACAGCGGTCCGACCGGCCTTGACCGGAGGCTTGGCCGGGGGAGCGGGAGTGGTCGGGGTCTTGGCCGGCGGGGGTACCTGCTTGACCACGAACTTCGGGTCTGCGCTCTTCACGATCAGGCCATCGGGGTAGCCGTAGCCCTGCACGTGCGGGTCGCGCCGCTCGCGCTTCTTCAGGTACACACCGTCACCCTCGGCAGAGCCGTCCGTGTTGGTGTTGCCCTCGATCGTGTAGATGTAGGTCGCGTCGAAGTCGTAGACGATGCCCGTGTGGTACATGTCGCCGTTCGTGCCGAGGAACACCTGAGCCGGCACAGCCGGATACTCGCTCCACTGCTTGGCGTTCTTGAACCAACGCGCACCGACATCGGTGCTGGCAGTGCGGGGGTACTTGTCCTTCACCCCAGCCTGCTCGGCAACCCAGGAGACGAACACCGCGCACCAGGGCTGGCCCTGGTCGCTGACCCACTTGAGGTCAGGCATCGCCTCGGCGTACTTCTCCTTGTTGTTCCAGTGGCCGTTGCTTCGGCCCTCGTGGTAACCAACCTGCGACTTCGCGATGTTGACTACCTTGTCTGCAAGCGTGCTCACAGCTTCACCTTTCGTATGGCGTGGAGCTCTTCACGCACGGCATCGAGGGCGGTCTGGAGGGCGTCGATCTTTGCCTCCAGCGCCTCGATCTTGGCGTCTCGTTGGCGGACCAGCGCTTCAGCGCGATTGGCCCGAGCCGTCTCGGCAACGAGGGTCTGGGAGAGGGTCTGCACCGCGATCTCCGCGCCTTCGACAATCAGGTTGTCGACCTCAGCGGGGATCTTCTTGCGAGTGGCCCAGCCCGAGATGAGGTGACCGACGAGGCCACCTCCACCCGTACCGAGAGCGGCAGTAGCAATCAGTTCTGCCGTGTCATTCACGTGGGGAGTCCTAGGTCTTGATGATGTAGTTGAGGCCGACGAACGCGGGCAGGTGCGGTGTGCCCGAACCAGTGCTCGCCGTCGAGCCAGTGAGAGTGTGGGTGTGCGCCCCGTCGTTGGACACAGGGCCTCGCGCCGCCGTGTCCGTGGTGGACACGCTTCGGGCGATGTTGATGCTCGATGCACCCGTGCCTGAGCCGAGGTTGAGCGCGTGGTCGTGGCTGCCAGCCGAGGACGTGGCGAGCGTTCCGACGCCGTGGGTGTGGGCCGGGAGCTCGGCGGTGAGGATCTTGTAGTTACCGCCGCGCTGGCCGAGCGTGATCGAAGTGCCAGCGTCACCGCCAGCATCGGTGCCGACACCGAGCGGGGAGCGCACCCGTAGGTCGGGAAGGTTGAACGTGGTGCTGTTGTCGCCCACGCCATAGGTCGTACCGATCACCGCGAACAGCGCTGCGTACGTCGTACGACTCACCGCAGAGCCGTCGCAGATCAGGTAGTTGGCCGGGGCTGTAGCGCCCGCAAACGTCATCACAGCGCCAGTGGGAACCAGCGAGGTACTGACCGAGGTGTCGACGGTCTGCCCGCCAGAGCGGCCCTTCACGACCAGTCGCCGGCCAGTGACCTGCACCCACACCCGGTCGTTCACCGCAAGGTTGCGGACCAGGGTGTCGGGCGTGATCGCCAGGGCGGCAGTCTCGCCGTCGAGCTTCACTCGCAGGGGGCTGGCCTGAGTGACCGTGCCCCACGTGTACCAGTCGTTCTTCGGCTCAGGAGCTGTCGGGATCAGGAGGTCGAGATTCTGCAAGGGGTTACCTCCTAGAGGCTCACCACCTCCACCAGCGTCGTGCTGGCGAGGGCGGATGGGTCGAAGTCGATGGACGTGCTCGCGACGCTGAAGTGGCCGTCGATGCCAGCGCCCTGGCGGCGGAAGCGCACAACGTCGTCGAGGAAGAGACCGGGCACCGAGCCGTGCTGGATCGGGATGGTCATGGAGGGAGTGGCCTTCGAGAGGGCCGTGGTCGCGTAGGCGTTGATCGCGTCCTGGAGCGTTCCGGTCGTCACCGAGATCTCCACGCTCTGCTCCACCTGCGTCACCCAGCGGCCACGGTTGGCGTAGGAGAACGGCGAAGCAGGGTTGGTGTTCGTGGCAATGCCGATCACCCCAGGGGTGGACGCACTGCCCGAGGCGATGGCGACGTACTTGTTCGGCACCGAGTAGATGTCGTCCTCGATCGAGTGCGAGGGCAGGTAGATCGAGTCGTCGTCGTCGAGGAACTCGTAGACCACGGGACGGGTGCTGGGAGCGCGGTAGGGCTCCACGCGGAACTGGCCCTGGAGGTCAGCCCACAGCGGGTAGCAGCCAGCCGCGCTGAGCATGTCGTTGGCGATCTGGAGCTTGCTCGTGCCGGCCTGCCACACCATGTCCGCAGACACCGTGAGGCTCGATGCCGTGACAGCACCGGGAGCCTCGCCCGTCGTGGCGATCAGGGTCGTGATCGCGGTGACGAGGTTGGTGCCAGCGGCGACCGTGTAGGTCGCATCGACCGCATCCTGATCGAGGATGCTCACGCGGTCGAGCAGGTCGACAGCGAAGGTGCCACCGCCCGAGTCCCACTGCCCGGTAGGGGCAGCAGGCAGGAACACGCCACAGGGCTGCTCAGGCAGGCTCTCGTCGACGATCAGGACCGGCTTGACCCGAACCCCCGACCAGTTGATGTTCGTCTGTCCAGAGACCGTGATCTGGCCCGCTCCGCGCACGTTCGCGTCGGAGGTCCAGCTCACCGAGCCGCCCTGCACTCCGTCGAGCACGCCGATCTTCTTCCCGGTCTTGTCGAGCAGGTCGAAGCGGTAGGACGACTGGCGGTTCCCGGTAAGGGCAGAACCCCCGCCGAGGCGGGGGCTCGTGGTCGTGCCGTCAGGGATGACTACCTTTGCCATCAGTAATCAACCTCCGTGATCGTGAACGAGATGGAGTAGAGGCCGAGGGTGTTGAAGTCGATGCTCAGGTCTTCGATCGAGCCGTAGATCCGGTCACCCAGCGGGCTCCGCAGGAGCAGCACGTCGCAGTTGGCGACCATGGCCTCCCACTCGTCCGGCGAGCTCGACTCGTCATCGAGCAGCCCCGAGATCGACAGGGTTCGAGTGGTCGTCGCACCCGCGTACCCCACGGGCCGCTTGCGGCCAGCGAAGTTGTAGTAGGTGCGGTCACGGCTCGATGCACGCGAGATAGTGATGTTGCCGACCATCCGGCACACCGTCGAGAACTGGTCGTCGCCAGAGACGTACATCCAGTCAGACTCGAAGCCGTTGGGTGCCAGCGCAGTAGAGGTCACCGTCGAGGGGATGGCCGAGTACGTGATCGTTCGGTACTCGCCGTCCTGCGCGATCGGTGCCGTGGTGTCCACCAGCGTGGCGTCGGGCGACACGTTCTGGGCGATGGTCTCCCACGGCCCGAACTCACCCGTCGCTCGATCGAGGACATGGCGCTGGATGTCCACCCGAGTCGCCGTCACCGTCTGCCCAGCGACAGGAGCCGTGGGCGTCAGGGTGATGAGGTTGACCCCGGTGTCCGGTACGTAGTCCACAGACATCGTGGGCGCAGCCGGTGGCGTGAAGTGGCACGTGAGGTTGCGGATCACCCAGTCGGAGAACAGGCCGTCGCCGTCCTGCACTCGCATCTTGAGCTGGTAGCTCGCGCTGTCTGCGATCGGCGTGCTGAAGGTCATCTGCGTGGCGTTGTTCGCCGCGCTCTGCGTCTCCAGCAGGTTGCCGCTGCCGTCGTACAGGAAGGTCTCCCAGTACGCCTGAGCGGTGTTCTCCGCATCGCTGTACGTCCACTGGACCACCAGTGCCGAGGTCGTCAGCGTGGTCCCGCTCGGGGAGGTCAGAGTGACGATCGGCGTGGCCGAGGTTCCGAAGGACGCACTGGCCGACCACGCACCCGCAGTGGCGTTCACGCCGTAGGTGCGAACCTGCCACGCGACGGTCGAGCCGTTGGTGACGGTGTTCGCCGGCATGGTCCACGAGGAGACCGCGCTGGTGACCTTCGCAGGCTGCGTCCAGGTCGATCCGCCGTTGGTGCTGTAGCGGATGTCGAACGCGGTCTGGTCGGCCTTGTCGGTGCCAGGGGAGTGCACCCAGGTGAGCGTCTGCGCCCGAGCCGCATCGAGCTTCGTGCCCGAGGGCGCGAGGTTGGTCGGTGCGTTCGGGGGAGTGCTCGCCTGAGCGGCAGGGGCGTCGACCCAGTTGGACTGCGAGGTGTAGCCCGTCGTCGAGACCGTGCGCACGCCAAACTGGTAGGTCGACGTGGCCGTGACGCCCGTGAGCGTGTAGGACGAGGTGCCACCCGCGACACTGATCGTGTCGGTCTGGAGCACGCCGTCCTTGAAGTACCGGACGTTCGAGGTGTACTTGCCGGTGGAGAACGGGGCGTTCGTCTGCCACGTGAACTGAAGACCGCCACTGACGGCCTTCATCACCACGTTGCTGGGATCGGCAGGCTTCGTCTGGTACTCAGCGAACTCCGCGTACGCGCCCGTGCCCGCGTCGTTGACCGCTGCGATCCGCCACTTGTAGTACGTGTTGGTCGTCGTGGTCGTGTCGGTGAACGAGGTCGTCGTGCCCGACAGCGTGGCGATGGTTGCCCACGTGCCACCCTCAGGGCTGAGCCGCTGAAGGTTGAGGCTGCTGTACGGCTTCGACGGCGATGACGGGTTGTTCGTCCAAGCCAGCGTGAACGACGTGTCGCTGTTGCGAGTGGTCGTCAGCCCGGTCGGAGCGTCGGGGATCGCCAGCACCGTGAGGGTGCTCGACGTGGCATAGCCCGAGTACAGGGTGGCCCCGACAGTGGACTGGTTGCGCACCCGGTAGGCGTACGTCGAACCGGGCGTGAGCCCGCTCTTGGTCCACGACGCGGAGCCCGACGCGGAGACGCTTGCGACCTGAGTCCAAGCGCCTCCGTTCACCTGCTCCTCGACGAGCCCCGAGAACACGTACCCGTTGAGGTTGGTCGCCCCGGTGTTCCACGACAGCGTTACCGACGTGGGCGTAGTGAGGGTGGCGACCAGCGTGTTCGGGGAGGTCGGCGTCGTCTGCACGTACCCCGAGTAGGTCGAACCGCTGTAGATGTTCTGCGTGCCGTTGTAGTAGTAGCGCCGGATCTGGTAGCGGTACCGGGTGTTCGCAGCGCACGCGGTGTCGACCCACGACGTGGTGGTCGCACCAACGCCGGCCGACGACCAGGAGGACCACGCATTGGAGGTGTTGCTCCAGCGCGAGTGCTCCTGGTCCGTAACCGTCTGACTCGGGTTCGTCCACGTGACCGTGATCTGCGTGTCGCTGTTGCGAGTCGCCGTCACACTGTCGGGCGGATAGATGATGAGAGCCGTCATGGACGCTTCACCCCCTGTCGTGCCTTGGTCTTGAGGAGAGCGAAGAAGTCGTCGAGCGTCTTCAGCTTCTCCAGGTCGTCGAGCGAGAGCTCGATGGTCAGGTTCTCGATGTGCGTGCCTCCATCTGCACTACTGTTCACACCGCCATCGCTGATCGAGCGGGAGGCGCGAGAGAGGTTGATCTGGCCGGCCACCTGAGGCGGCTCCACGTCGACCGACTTGATGCCGAGGGCCATGCCCTCCGACACATGAGCGCCGATCTTCTTGAAGACTCGCGACGGGGAGTGGATGCCGAGCTGCGTCTTGATGGTCTTCACCATCGAGTTGGCGAGCTTGGTCATCTCGGCCTCGATGTCCTTGCGCTTGTCGCGCAGGCCCTTCAGGAGACCATCAGCAATGTGCATCCCGTTCGTGATGAACAGGTCCTGCACGGTGTTACCGGCCTGGTTGGCGTACTGCTCCAGCGTGGCCTGCTGCTGGTTGAGCGCCTTGACCCCATCCTTGCCAGCGTTCGCGATGGCCTGAGCCACGCCGAGCGCAGCATCGGGACCAGCGTTCACAAGCTGGGCGAGGGTGGTGTTGTTCAGCCCCTCCTTCTTCAGCAGAGCGAGAGCCGCTGCAAACGCCTTCGCCTTAGCGATGGCATCCGCGAGGTTCTGCGTGATCGCCTGGAAGGTCGGCACCTGACCGTCTGCGAGCCCGAGCTGGGTGGGGTCACCGAGCGCGGAGATCGAGTCAACGAGGGTCGCCTTGAGCTGAGCAGCCTGATCGAAGATCGACTTGATCGTGCCCTTGATCTTCCCGACGATGCTGCTCCACTGACCGTAGAGCTTGTTCATCTCCTTCTGCTCAGGCGCGAGCGCCTTCAGCAGTGAGGCCCGCTTCTTCTTGACAGCGGCGATCTGGGTCTTCGACATGCCCTTGGTGACGTTCGGCAGGAGCGAGGTCAGGGTGTTGACCCGCTTCTGGAACTCAGGACCCTCAGCGCCCGAGAGGCCCTTGAGGAGCATCTTCACGAGCGAGCGTGCCGTGGCGAGCAGATCCTTGCGGTGCTTGCCCAGACCGATGACGAGGCCCTGGCCCATGTAGTCACCGATCGCCATGGTCTCCCGCGAGGGGGAGTGGATCTTGGCAGCACGGCGCATGGACGCGATGGCGTTACGGACGATGGCCGCAGCCGTCGCACTCAGGCTTCCGTCACCCGAGCGGAGACCGCCCTGGAGACCAGCGATGATGAAGTTGGCGATGCCCTTGGCGTCACCCTTGGCGGGTGCCTGCTGGCCCGTCAGCTTCTTGGAGATGCCCTGCGTGAACTGCTTCAGGTCGGGCTTCATGTTCTGGAGCGGCAGGCCCATCGCGTTGGCGAGATCCTGCGCCGAGACCTTGGCCTTCGGCTTGGCCCCAGAGACGCCCTTGGTGACAGCAGCCTGGAAGCCCTTGAGGTTCGGCTTCGCCTTGCTCACCCCGTTGAGGGAGGCAATGAGCGAGTCGACCTGAGCCTTCGTCGGCTTCCACCCCGACGCTCGGATGAGCGCGGTGAGCTTCCGCTTGTCGATGATCCCGTACTGCTGAGCGACCTGACGGACGCCCTTCATCGTCGGGACGACGCCCTGAATGTTGATCGCCGTGGCGACCTTGCGCGGGAAGTGCTTGTACAGCGAAGAGAGGTCCTGCGTGACCGTAGCGGCCTGTCGCGTCTTGTTCGCCGCAGCCTGCGTGCGCAGGGAGATGTCACCGAGCGCATCCGCGTACTGGTGGAACTGCGTCGTCGGGTCGACCCCGACAAGGCCCTCCTTGCCAGCCAGCGCCTGCATGATCGCCTGAGTCGCCTGCTTGTTGCCGGTGACCGCCATCGAGATCTCGCGATCCGTGACGCCGATCGAGCGCAGGTGCTTGTAGAGATCCTTGTACTGGTCCGAGAAGATTCCCAGCGCCTTGACGCGAGTGTCAGCCGTGCTGGCACCCGTCATCTGGTCGAGCGTGCTCTGGAGATCCTTGAGGCTGTTGCGGTACAGACCCATCGCGGTCGCGGCCTTCTTCGCCGCATCGGCTGCGTCTCGCGTCAGCTTGCCGAAGGTCCCGTCAGGGTCGACGTGCAGCAGGTGAGACCAGCCAGCCTGGAGGTCCTTGAATGAGGCGGCGAGGCCGGCGGTGAAGCCGATAGCCGCACCGATCGGGCCAGCGCGGAGACCCAGGAGGGCACCGCCGACAGACTTCTCCAGCGCCGTGCCAAAGCCCTTCGCGCTGGAACTGCCACGCGAGAAGCCATCGGCCAGGAGGAGGAGACCGCCCGCACCAGCGAGGCTGCCCATCATGCTCTTGAGGCCACTCATCTTGGTGGCGGCAGCGGTGTTGACCGCAGCGTTCTCGCCAGCCGCGACGGTGTTCGCCTCAAGGGCGACCGTGCTGGTGGTGACCGCTCGGCTGAACAGGCCGTAGCCAGGGATCAGTCGAAGCAGGGAGCGCCCGATCGAGACCAGCGAGCCAGCCGCGAGGGCGGTGTTGATCTTGTTCCAGAGGACCAGTGCCGCGACGATCTCGAAGAGCTGGCTGGGGAGCAGGTTGAGCACCTTGACCAGACCGTCGAGGACCGTCAGGACCAGCGTCATCAGGGGCGTGAGCGCCTTGATCTTCGCTGCGAAGACGGTGCCGAATAGCTTGGCGAGGTCACCGACGACGGTGAACAGCTCACCCATCTTGGAGGCCAGATCGCCCATCACGGGGCGCAGGGAGTCGAGGCCCTTGGCTACGCCGTCGACCAGATTGAACATGCCGTTCTGGACCGCAGGGTTGCCGAGGTAGTCGAACAGCGAGCCGAAGAGCGTGCCGATGGCGTCACCCAGTCGGGGGAGCAGCCGAAGGAGGTTCTGGCTCATCGCGCTCATGTAGCGCGAGAAGGCCGGACCCGAGCGTTCAGCGATCCGGCTCATCATGGTGTGAGCGGCAGCGAAGACAGCCGTGAGGCGCTTCTGGATCGCATCGCTGTTGACCCACTTCGCTACACGACCGAGGCCGTTCGCGAGGTTGTCCAGAGCGTTGCCAGCGGTCGCGTTGTCAGCAGCCTTGGCGAAGCCGTAGAAGATCTTGCCGACATTCGCGAGGACTCGACCCAGGGCCTGGAGCCGTTCGACCGCCGTGGCGATCCACTTGTCGAGCTTGCCCGTGTTCTGGGCGTTGGTCATGAAGGCGGCGAACCTGTCGGCCACCTTGCCGGCCCAGTTGGCGAGGGCGGGGAGCTGTCGGGTGCCGAGCGTTCCGAAGATCTTCACGAGACGTGCGATCGCGTCGGTGTGCTTGGCGAAGTTGCGGATCGAGACGTTGAGCGCCTCGAACATGACGGTCAGTGCGTGACCGCCGAGCTCCCGCTTGAGGGACTTGGAGAGGTTGCCGAAGAAGACAGCCAGGGCACGAGAGGTTCCGAGGAGACCGTCCTGGATCTGCGGGAAGACCGTGCGGATCAGGTCGCCCATCGGGGCACGAGCCTTGGACCAGAACTGCTTGGACATCATGTTCTGGAGGGCCTGCCACGCCGAGCCAGCCTTGGTCTTCCGACCGAGGCCAACGGCGAAGCTAGAGAACTCCTTGTTGAAGTCCTTGAAGACCGCCGTGGTAGCGATCAGACCGACACCGATGCCGCCGAAGATTCCCGGCAGGGCGAGTGCCCCCGGCCCGATCTGTGCCAGTGCTCGCGACAGGCTGAAGATGTCTCCAGCAGCGGAGATCGCTGCACCAGCGAGACCGCCGATGGCAAGCGTCATGCTGCCGATCAGCGGGACCTTCTTGTCGATGTTCGACAGGAAGTCCTTGAACTCGCTGAACATGCCCTGGCCGAGCCGGAATCCGGTCAGCCGCTTGAGCGCCTCGAAGGCGTTGTCCTTGACCTTCGCCTCGAACACGATCGTCCGATGGCGAGCCTCCAGCTCTGCGAGCTTGGCCTCCAGTGCGCCCTTGTCCAGGTCGAGGTTGATCGTCTCGCTGTTGAGCGTTTCGAGCTCGGCGCGAATCTTGGCGATGCCAGCCTCAAGGCTCTTCTGGTTGTCTAGATTCACCTTGATCGAGAGCTCGCCAACCTCCTTCTCTGCCTTCTCGGCAGCGGCCTTCAGATCCTCAGCGAGCTTCTGGTCGAGCTGTGCCCGGACCTTCAGCGGCTTCTTGTCGAGGTCGGCCTGCACCTTGTCGACTGCGGCCTTGACCTTGGCCTTGAGCTCGCTGGCGAACTTGGTGGTGTCCGGTCGGACCTGGATCTTGACGGAAGCAGTGATGTTGTCTGCCACGTTTCACCTCCTTAGGTAGTTGCGATGGATGGGTTCGTTACTTGCTTGCGGTGAGCTGCTTGTAGAGCTCTGCGACCGTGGTGGCCCTCTTGGGCTCTTCCTGCTGGGACTTGGGTCGCGGGTACTCGGGGATGTCGGGGGGCTTCTTGGCCCACCGCCCAGCAGCCCTCGTGTTGAGGGACATCGCGTCGTAGAGGTCAGCCGCCATCACGCGGTCCTGGCCCCATCCGAAGAACTCCCTGCCGCCCAACGCGAGAGCGGCGGTGAGTGAGGTATCGGGCAGCCTCTGGATGAGCGAAAGCACAAAGAGAGGGGCTGGACCTCGACCTTGAATCACGTCTACTAGATCAACGTCGTAGTAGAACTTCAGGTCGGGGTACAGCCCCTCTCCGTACTCGTCTATCAGCTCTCCGAGGCCGAGGCTTCCCCCGCCTGCGTGCCCTCCATGTAGTCAGTGAAGATCTCCATGAGGACGCCGAGGTCGTCACCGATCGCCTCGATCAGCTCCTCGACCAGCGCGGTCTCCGAGGCGCTCCGAAGCGCGTCCTGAAGCACGACGACCTGATCCTCGGTGTCGCTCTCCAGACGCTTGGCGATGTCGCTCAGCGCGTCGCGCTTGGCCTTCGGCAGGCGCAGCGGGTTCAGCAGCTTGACGGTCTTGCCCTCTCCGAACTCGATGTCGGTGCTGCCGTACTTCGCGTCGGCGGCGGCGCGGATGTTGTCGAGAGAGAAAGTAGCCATGTTTGCGGACTCCTTAAGTCGAAGTGGTCGCGGACTCGAACGGGGTGAAACCCCCTCCCCCTGGAGTCCGCAAAGAACAGGGGGAGGGGTTGCTTGGCGAACCGCTATCTACGGTTCACACGGATCACGGCGTAACGTCACCGATCGGGGTGATCGAGTACGTCCAGGTGTTGGTGCCGGACGCAAGCGGCTTGACCGCGAGGGGCAGGCTCGCCAGCGACTCGGTGTCACCGATGGACAGGTCGTCGGCCCGGAAGATCTCGGCCTTCGGCGCGTAGATGGCGAACTCGTTGTCGCCGTCGATGAACACCGCGAGGAACGAGCAGACGGTCGGGGTCGGGTTCGCGGGAACCTGGACCTCGCCGGCCGAACCGATGGTCGCGTTCGAGCCGTAGTACAGCTTGAGACCGTCCGTGTCGAACTGCTGGAGCGACAGGTTGAAGGTCTCGGTCCGAGCAGCGTGCGTGGTCCGCAGCGCCTTGTTCTGGAGCGTGCCGATGGTCGTGGCGTCGCCACCGTCCGAGGACACGGAGAACACGTCGGACAGGCTCGTGTGGCCCATCTGGACCCAGTTCACACCCGGTGCCGTCAGGTCAGCCGGGAGCGCCTCAGGCGTGGTCGCGTTGTACGTCGCGGTGTAGAACTTGCCGGTACCGACGACGAGAGTTGCGTTGTCGTTGAGCGTCAACTCTGATTCCTTTCAGGATTAGGAATCAGGAAGCGAAGGGCTTCTGCGCTGGCTTCCTGATGATTACGTGGTATTCCGCCTCCCAGCGAATGACGTTCGTCGGGAGATCTGCGTACTGGACGGGACCAGTCGAGGTGTTCCAGTCAGGAACGCGGCGTGGTCGACTCACCAGTTCACAGTCGGTGATGTAGCCACGGTGGGGGATGACGACGTTCTTCGAGTCCCGCAGCACAACCCGAACCGCTTCGGATAGGTTGGCCGCGTCCTCATCGGCGTTCAGGCCCTCGGAGAACGTGGAGATCACGAGGTGTGCAGCGTCGAGGAATCGCTCGTCGCCAGCCCACGTGCCCCACGATCCGTTGGACCGCACGAGCACGAGGGGGAAGGTCTGGTCGTCGTTCACCTTGGTCTGCACCGCGACCCCGCCAAGCTTGTCGGGGATCAGTGCGAGGATCAGGTCTTCGACCGGGCTCATCTCTACGAGACTGAGCACTGCGTCAGGCAGGGTCACTTGATACCCCGCATTCGCTTGGGGAGCTTGGCAGCACCGATCAGTGCGCCGGTCTCTTGCTCGATCCGTTCAGCGGCGTTGTCGCCACGGGGGTCGTGGTCGACCAGAACCACGAAGGCGTCGATGTCGCCCTTGTGGTACTCGATCTGAGAGGCTCCGGTGTCGCGGTGCTCACCGAGCTTCGCCTTGGCCCTGGCCTCGATCGCTCGTCCGAGCTGCTCGACCTTGGCCTGTGTCTTGGCCGCGTTCGCGACCTCCCACTCGACGTAGCCCTTGGTGTACTGCCCCTTGAACCTGGAGTTCATCGGGGAGCGCTTCATCTTCCACTCGAAGTTGTCTCCCATCAGGGCCTCTCTCTCAGGTCGATCGACCAGTGCCGCGTGTGTCGCGAGCCGTGGTGATACGACGGGGGAGTGACGACATCCCAGGTGGAGCCGAGCGCTTCGACGTACGACCACAGGTCGACGTTCGGAAGGTCGTGCTTGACGATGATCTTCACGACGTTGATCTCGACCTGACCGATCACCTCGGCTCGTGCACTCCGCTGGGGAATCCACGCAGCCACGGTCTCGATCGGGTTGTCGAGGTCGGGCATCTTCGTCTTGTTGCCACGGTTGTCCGTGAGCTCGACGGTCGGGAAGATCTTGATGGGGATGCCGTGCCTACGCTGAACAGAGGCCATCAGCCACCTCGGTCCATGTTGATGAACGGGTCGCTCTGGTAGAGGTAGTTGAGGTAGTCCTCCGCGAAGAACGGGTCGTTCTCGGCGTACATCGGGAAGTCCTTGACCACCGAGGAGTAGTGAGTCCCGTCGACCGGGATGTAATACTCGCGGCAGCGTGGACGGGGGCGAGTGCCCCAAGCGCTGACCTGCGCCGAGCCGAACGACTTCGTGCTACGGCCAGACACTCGGAGGAGCATCTGCTGCTCCTTGAGCGTGAACTGGGCGGTGCCAGCCTCTTCGCCTCGGTCAGCCCACATCAGCGTTTCGTCGCCAGCGCGGGACTGGGTGTAGCCGTCAGGGTTCCGCATGTAGCGAGCGGCTGCTCGCAGGATGAGGCTCTTGACCTGTCGGGGAGCAGTGGTGCTGTCCCACGTGTCTGATCCGTAGTAACGAGCGTCGTCGCTCAGGTCGTCGAGTGCGCCCTGAGCCACGCCCTGCTCACCAGAGTCCAGCGTCCAGTCGAGGCGAGCCTGAAGCTCAGCGACTGTTGCAATGGTGTCAACCATCGCGTCTCCTCTCTGGGGAAGAGGAGGACCGCCCCGAGAGACGGCCCTCCTCAGTTGTCATCGGGATCAGTCGTCGACGACGGTGCCGGTGGCGGTGCCGGCGAGGTGCTTACCGGGAGCGGTGACAGCCGGAACGACCGAACCGAGGTCCGAGCCAGAAGCCGGGTAGGTCGACGCGCCGTCGAGCTGGAGCTTGATGCCACGCACGAAGTGGTCGTTCGTGGTCAGAACCTCGATCTTGTTGGCCGAGTTGTAGCCGACCAGGAGGTCCTTCACGTGGGTGTAGCCGTAGTAGGTGTTCACCAGCGAGCGGTCCGTGGTGTAGCGCAGGTCGTAGTCGGTCATCCAGCGCATGGACACGCCGTCGAGGCTGGAGGTCGCGGCCTGCTTGATGGAGGCCGGCGCAGCCGGGGCGGCGTTCAGGAACACGAAGCCGTTGCCCGCGAAGGCGTAGGCGGCGTCGGGGTCGATGGTCTGGTCGACGACGAAGGTGAAGCCGAACTTCCGACCGAGGGACGCCTCCTGGAGGGCGCTCTCCGCGATCGCGTCACCGACGTTGGCGGCGTTGATGAGCTTCTCGTCGTCGAGCAGCACGGCCTCGAAGTTCGAGCCCACGACCATGTAGCGGTCGCCAGCCGGAACGTTGAGGGCGTTCAGCACACGCCGAGCCTCGATCAGCGCGCCGCGAAGGTTCGCAGCCGCGTCACCGATGACGACCTCATACGGAGCCGCCTCCAGCGCGTCGATCGCGCCACGGTTCAGACCACGGGCCAGAGCCTGCGCCTGCGGGGTGATGATGTCGGCCCAGCGCTGGAGGTCCATCTCAGCCTGCTCGTCAGTGAGGGCGACAGCCGAGTAGGCGTTGCCACCGAACGAGACCGGGATCTTGCGCTCGTTGTAAACATCGAACTCGATGGCCTGACGGACGCCAGGGGTCGAGGAGTTCGCGCTACCCGAGCGCCACTCGTACTCGCGGTAGGGCAGAACCCCGCCGACCTTGACGGAGATGGTGTCGTTCTCGGAACCTCGGAAGTTGTCGATGCCCTCCTTCTGGAACAGACGGGGGACGATGAGCTCCTGCTCAAGCAGGCCGATGCCGGTGTCGACGATCTTCTGCGGCTTGACGACGCCGATCTCAGCGCCGACGTTGCCAGGGTTGGTAGCCATGTAAGGGCTTCTCCTTAGAAATGAAGAAAGGCCCCCGAAGGGGCCTTACGTGTCGTGTGTGGGGGTTGGATCAGCGGCGCTTTGAACCGCGTCCGTACTTCCGTGCCAGCTCGCGGGGGTCGCTGTCTGCGTCCTCATCGCGAACGCGGGGAGTGAGCCCACCTTCGAGGTGCTCGGGCTCGGCCTCCTCCGCAAAGTCGGAAGCGAGCTCCTTGGCGTCAGCCTCGATCTCCTCGCGGGTGGAACCCTGGAGACGCTTGGCGAGCTTCGCCGGGAGCTTGTACTTGAGGGCGATGTTCTCGATCAGAAGCTCGTGCTGGACCTTGGCCTTCTCGGCGTCCTCAGCCTCTCGCTGGGCCTGGAACTCAGCCAGCAGCGTGTCGACCTCTTCGAGGGTCTTGACGTTCTTCAGCTTCTCCTCGGCCTCCCGCAGCTTCGTGCGGTAGTTCGCGGCCTCGCTGTTCGCCTTGGTCAGCTTCTCGCGTGCCCAGTCGGGCAGCTCGTCGCCAGCCTCGTTCTCCTCGGACTCGTTGCCCTCGGTGTTCTCCTCGCCCTCGGCGGGGTCGGTGTTGGCCGGCTTCTGCTCGGTCTCAGCGTTGGTGGTCTCCTCGGCGTTCTCAGCCGGGGTGGACTCGTTGGTGTTCTGATCGGTCACTTGATCTCCTGGATCGGTTGCGCCATTACGCCGCTGCCACCTGGGTCTTCTGCGACTTGGCTTGTCTGAAGTGACGCCTCCAAACCTTGAGGGCGTCCTTGCCGCCGAGGCCCTTGGTCACTTGGGGCCACAGCGCCGCGTACTCGCGGTTGAGTGCGAACTGCGCACTCTTGAGCTGCGCGGTGCTAAAGATCGGGATGCAGTAGCACTGGCAGTTGTCGTGGTAGAGGTCGAGGTCGCCAAAGGTGACGATGGAGCCATCGCTCTGTTCACCTGAGCCCTGGTTGCTCTTGTAGAGCGCCTTGCCATGGGGCGTCGGCACGAAGCCTCGTGAGATCAACATGGCGCACCAACCGCAGGGAGTGCCGGTCTTCGATGCGCGTACGAAGCCCAGAATCCCGCCGTCCGAGGACCCAACAGCGAAGAGGGGGCCTCTAGCCCCATTCATCGACTGGCGGGCCGCAGAAGCGGCTTGGCGGTTACCGGCCTCCGAGTGAGCCTGTGCCCTGTCCTTGTCGGACTGGTCGACAGAATCGGCCGGCTTGAGGTCGTTGATCTTCTTGTCGAGGTTGTAGGGGCCGAGGGTGTGGAGGCTCGCCTGGAGCTCCGTCTCTGCATCGGCCTCGATCTGATCCAGCTGGTCCTGAAGACCGGGGATCTCTTCGACAGGGATAGGCACCTTCGCCCAGTCAGGAACCTCGTGGTCGACCTTGACGGGTGCGACCGGCGTGGTGTCTGGCTGACCGGCGCTAAGGCTGGCCTCGAACTCCCGCTTCAGTTCAGGAAGCGAGATGAAGGGCGGGTTCTGCTGTCCCGGTAGACCGATGGTCTTCCCGGTGGCGAGAGCCCGCTGGTAGCGGTAGTAGGCGAGCGCGAGATCGCGGGCTCGGAGCCTGCGGTGCATCACGTACGCCACGGCAGCGGCCAGCCACTTCGCAGTGGCTTGGCTGCTGGCATTGTTAGGGAGGGGAGGAACGTCTGACCACAGCGAGAGGGTCTCTCTGACCGTCTGCGCTCCGATGGCGACGAGAGCCGCCTGATAGAGCGAGTCAGCGCGCTCCATCTCCGCGAGTTGTTCGGGATTCGGAGTCGTCTCGGCCATGGGTTACCCCAGCTTCGGGTCGAGGTTGCCGATCGTGCGCGTGCTCGTCGCGGCAGCACCAGGAGCCGAGGCTCGGTGAAGCGCGTCGACCATCTGGCCGTCGAGGTTGTCCTCGTCCCGCAGCTCGTTCCAGTAGTCGATCTCGTTCTGAGTGACATCGGGAACGCGAGACCACAGACCACGCTTGGGGATCTGGAGGGACTCGGACAGCTTGCCGAGGGCGTCAGCCGACTGAGCGAGCGAGCGCTGCTCCATGTCGCGCCAGAGGACCTCGCCGGACTCGTCGGAGTACACCGACTCGTCGCCAGCAAGAGCGCCGGCCAGCCGGAAGACTCGCTCCCAGCTCTCACCGAAGGACTTGCGGAAGGACTCGACCATGCGGCTCAGCGAGGTCTCCGCAGCCTGGAGGGCTTCAGCAGAGAGGTTCGCGATCTGGCCGAGGAGGTGGTGCGGGGGAACCTGCGCGATGGCAGAGAGGTGCTTGACGCTCATCTCGATCGAGGAGATGAACCCGTCGAGTGGGGTCTCGTCGAGCGAGCCGAACTTCACGTTGTCGTCCTCAGCGAAGAGGAACCGGCGAGCGTTGTGGTCGATGTTGACGGGCCGCTCGATCATGCCCTCGACAGCGCCGGGGGTGCCCTGCGGAACGGGGTTGCCGTCCAGGTCGACCCAGCCCGGTACGAGCTCCATCGGGGGAGCCATGCCGGTGACCCAGCGGACCTTGAACGAGCCGTAGGTCTGGGCGACCAGCAGGTCGAAGACCGTCTGGTTGATCCGGTTCTGGATCGGGATGAGCGGCTCGATCACACCGAGCGTGCGACCCTCAAGGTCGACCTGCGCTGCGAACCGGGTGACAGGGCACTCGGGAGCGCCGTGGCTCTTCTGGTTGAGCACCTGGATCTTCTGATCCTTGAGCATCCCCTCGAAGGTGATCTGGTACTCGCGCTTGCCGTCCCAGACGCGGGCCTTGCCCTTCGTCTTGCCGCTCGGCATGGACAGGATGTGCAGCGCGGCGTAGGGGTCGTAGTCGTTGGCCGCGTCCTCGTACAGCGCAGCCGTGCGAAGCGGGGAGAGACCCTTGGTGCGGATCTTCCCGCTCTTCAGCTTCTCGGTCAGCGTGAACGAGTGGCCGTAGGCGAGAGCGCCACGGTGGACGGCCTGCTGTCGGGCGTCGAGGCGGCTCTCCTGCCAGTGCTCCCACTCGGGGGACTTGGCCGCGTCAGCAGCGGTGGAGCGACTGGGGCGGAACGAGTCGACGTACAGGGCCTGCGCCGGCGTACCGACGAGCAGGGGCATCCAGTTCGAGATCGCCCGCGTTGCCAGCAGGCGGTACTCGCCGTCAGCGTTCTGGGGCATGTACGGGTCGTCGTGCCTACCGTGCAGGTAGTCGTCGATTCGGATGAGCCGCTCGTGGTCGTTGTTGATGATGGCGAGCATCTCGGCGGCAAGTGTCACGATGGAAGGCATCTACAGTGCACACTCCTACAGGAAGTAACCACGACCAGTGCGCTTCTTCTCGGGCTTAGCCGAGGTGCGCAGATCGTGTAGGGCTTCATGGGCGAGCATCAGAGCCGCGTAGGCGTCCACCTTGCGGGGAGACTCTCGGCTCTCCTTGCCGAAACTGATGCCGTAGTTGTTGACGCGCCGCCGTGCGTTGAGCACGTGGCGTCGAAGGTCTGCATCTCCGTCGTGCCGGATCATGCCGTCGAAGACGGCCTGCATCAGACGCTCGTGAGCTCGGGTGACGCGCTGGTCGGAGGACCGCATGTCCCACGCGATCGCGTGCTGGCCGGATGCCTTGACCGTGAGGGTCTCGCGGTAGGTCGCAGCCCAGTTGTCGATGTAGGACTCCCAGAGCGCCACGTCGGCATAGAAGCCCTTGACCTTGTACTGGCGGAAGGCGTCGTGCACCGCAGAGTCGACGATCTCTGTGTTGACCTGCCACTTCGGAGCGTCCTGGCCGGTGGGCCAGTTGTCCGGCTTCTCCTCGATCATCAGCAGGAACGCGCACATGTCGCGCACCCGCAGGGCCACGAGGGCTGTGGCGTCGTCGGTCCGACCACCATCGAAGCCGAGCACGATCTCGTCACCCGGCATCAGCATGGCGTCCACGTCTTCGAGGGGGAGCCAGTGCTCGGGGCCGTAGATCGCGTCCTCTTCAGCGACGATCTGGTTGAGGTACATCCGGCGAGAGCGAGACGCAGCGATCTGGGTGTTGAGGACCGAGAGGATGATGTCCTCGATGTCCAGCCAGACGGCATCGCCACGGATCTTCGGGAGCACGATCCGTAGGGCGTCGGGGGTCAGCGGCGTGAGCGGGTGGGCCTCGATGCTGTCGTAGAGCATCTTGATGTCGAGGGCGCGTCCATCCTGAACCTTCTGCCAGGACTCGCGCATTCGCTCCGCAACGCTGTCCTCGCCAGGGAGGTAGGCGTTGGTGATCGCGAGGTAGCGCGACTTCATCTTGGTCGCGTTACCGTCGATGGTCTCGGCCATCTTGTGGCCGTCGTTGCCAAGGACCCAGTGGTGGGTCTCGTTCAGCAGCGTGAAGGTGGTCCGCTTACCCTCGATCGCTCGGTACGAGCTGGTGACCGCCTGGAGGCGCTTCTTGCCACCATCGGCGCGGATCAGCTCAGCACCCGGCTTGATGCCGAAGTTGGCGATCATCGCGTCCGACATGAGGATCGGGAACATCGACATGGTGTTCGTGGTCTGCTCTTGCGAGACAGCCGTGATCTGAACCCATGCCTGCGGGTGGGCCTCGCCCTTGGGCTGCCGGCTGTGGCCGGAAGGCGCACCTTCGAGGGTCTGGTACTCCATGCCGTACGGGGTCATCTTCGGGCGGCTGGGGCCGACGAACTCGACGAGCGAGATCACGGCGAGGAGCGGGTCCTTACCCCAGCCCTTCATCCGTTGGAGGACTCCAGTGCGGTAGACGAAGCGACCGTTCTCGTCGAGGGCGTACCACCAGAGCACGAAGCGGAGCTGCTCGGGCGTGAAGCGCCAGGGCTTCCCGTCCATGCCGTTCATCCACTTCGAGCACCACACGGCGATCTCCCAGCCGAGCGTGCGCTCGGGGAGGTGCCACTTGCCGAACTCGTTCTTCTGCCACGTGGGGCCGAGGAAGATGTGCTCCAGGGCCTCGATCTCCTCGATCGTGAGGCCCTTGGGCTTGACGTACGCAGTAATGGCAGCCACCTCCTTGGTGACCGTCAGGCGTCGTCCTCGATGCCGAGAGCGTCGGAGTAGTCAGCGAGGACGAGCACTGCTGCGTCTTCATCGCTGGTGTCGGGTGCGGTGAGCTCGATGCGAGCACGGCGACGATCGCCCTCGGTCACGAGAAGGCGCTCCATCGCGGAGTAGATGGTCTGGAGCATCTGCCCAGACCGCTTGCCGTAGTTGATCTCCCCGGTCTCGGGGTCGACCTTGTACGGCTCCTTGTAGCGGGTGAGGTCTTCCATCAGGGAGTAGGCGAAGGCCCAGTCGCTCTGCTGGTAGAAGTCGGCTTGACCCGAGGCCATCAGCCCTTCCCACAGCATGTGGGCGATGGGGTGCCAGTCGGGGTCGGCCTCGGGGATCGTTACGTCGCGGAGCTCGCCGCGAGTGATCTCGGGTCGGTCGCTGCCCTTGCGCTCGCGGGGGCGAGCGAGGTCCTCAGACCTGTTCGGAACAGGGCCTCTAGCCATGCTTGCCTCCGGGTCGAATCGGAACGCTCACGGCGTCGTGGTCGGCGTTCTGCGGGTGTGGCGTGGGGTTCCCATGTCCGGCGTTCTGGCTGACCCCGACGTAGAGGAGGCCGCGAGAGCTGATGCGGTACAGACCGGGCCATGTGGTGAGGCCGGGGTGGTTGATGTCGCCCACCATGACCACGAGGTCGCAGCGGCTCGACAGGTACGCGATGCGGTCCTGGATCTTCCGGTAGTGCTGTCGCCAGCGGCGGCGGATGAGCCACGCGACGGGACGCTGGGCACCTCGGGGCCTCCAGCCACCGGGGTGCATATGCACGGCGATCACTCCGACCCTGAGACCGTCGTTCCGCAGGAGGATGGTCCAGGTGGTGTGGCGGTCAGGAGCGATGCGGCGGATGCCCTTGGCCCCGAACTCGACCCCACCGGAGACGCGCACGAAGTCGTCGGTCCACACGATCGGACAGTCGGATGCGGCGAGGCCGGCGCGGTTCTTGCCGAAGACCTCGCGGGCGATCTGCTTGATCGGCTCGTGACTGACTTCCGTGAAGCCTGCGATGCCAGACTCGCCCATAAGCTCCTTGATCTGCGTGGCATCCTCCTGGAACTTGTCCTCGGAGATCTGCGGGCGCGACATCGAGGGCGCGGCGACAAGGGTGAAGGCGTTGGTCATCAGGACTTCCTTTCAGAAACGACAAAGAAGCCCCGAGGAGCACCAGCGGGGAGAGGGGTCACTGTGCTCGACTCGGGGCAATGGGGGAGTTATCGGGTAGCGCGATATCTCAACCCCTGGCATAAACCCGAGACACGAGGAAACGGGTGGGTAAGACAAACACCGCCAGTTCCTGAGAACGGCGGTGAACTAGAAAGCTGGTCAGGGCTACCCACGAATATGGACCCCGACCGCGCTCCTGCGGGAGGACTCGAACCTCCGACAAAGGGATTAACAATCCCCTGCTCTACCGACTGAGCTACGCAGGAATGGCTAGTGGATTAGGCCGGGGTGGTCCTCGACCCGCACGAACTTCTTGGCCGCTGCCTTCTTCTTCGCCCACACGGCGGTGCCGCCCTCGCCAGCGCTCTTGCGAGCGTGGTGCATGGGGCAGAGAGCCTGGAGGTTCTCCAGCCGGTGGTCGTCGCCTGCAACCTTGTGGTCGCAGTCGGTAGCGGTGTCCAAGCAGAGCGACCCATCAGGGAGTCGCCACTGGCACTGGTACCTGTCCCGCTTCATCACCTTCCGGCGACGTACGGGCCAATCGTCGGGGAGGCGATCTCGTCTGGTTGAGTTGGCCCACGACACGGATGGACACCTCCCCGAACTGTGTGATCCCCGAGACATGCGAAGATGACCCCATGACTCTCGGTCTCTTCATGTTCCTGGCCGGCGACATTGCGCTCATCGCGATCTCCTGGCGGATGCGTACCCTCGTACAGGAGGCGAAGGTCCAGACCGAAGTCTTGGGCCTCATCGCGGAGCAGCTCGGCGTTCAGGCGTCTCAGGACGTTTAGGCCCCCGACCACGTATCGGGTCGCTGACGCGACCCTGCGGGACGCCTACGGCGACCCATGGACCCAGGGGCAAGCTCTCTAACGGCCTTAGGTCTAAGACCTAAGGTCTAAGGCTGAAGGTTCTAGTTCTTATCTCTTGTTCTTCCCCAAGAAGATCTCAGTCGCTAACGCTCCTTCGATCTTCTCTCCCCTTCACTGTTAGATCCTTACATCTATACAGTCGGTCGGAGAGGGCTGTTTGGCAACATCGCCTTTGAAACTTTCTTCAGAAACTTTCCAGCGGAGGAGAAGGTGCAGGTCAGAGGGGATGACCGCCAGTTCGAGAGGGGCGCTCCGCGCCCCGATCGAGGCGGTGCATCCGACCTGAGGGCTCGTGTAGGCCGATCAGCGGAGCGTGTAGCGGGACAGGCTTCGCACGCCCCGTGCACCGCCTGCTGGGGGCCAGGAACCCCCGAATCACGCTGTGTAGAGGGCTGCCACGAGCGATTAGAACGACTTGGAAACCGTGGCAGAATCTTTGCTGCT